CCAATAGACTTGATGTGATGTGTATCTACAGTCAAGAAACCATTAGCCAAGTTAGAAAGTGCTTGGTGGAACAGGAGTGAACCAAGTGTACCAGTCATCATGCGAACTACACGATTAGATTCGTTCTCACGTGTGAAGAAGATATCCATGAGGTAGTCACGAAGAAGATTAACAGTAAGTGCGCCAGAGTAGTAAGAAGTCCAAGAGTCTTTCAACTGCTCGCGAAGACCCATACCTGTGCGGAGTACATAACCTTGTGAACCTGGACGAGTTTGCTTTTTACCATAAACAAGTTGAGCCTCTACAGAATTGTAAAGTTCTTCTTGCATACGAGCCTCGTAATAAGGGATGAACTTGCTGATTTTAGTTTGCTTGCCAGCGCCGTCAGTCATGATGAAATCAAGACCCAAGCGGCCATCAGTACGGAGGGCTTTGTCAGTTACACTAAGTTTTTGAGCGAAGTAGCCAAGTTGGTTCTCAAGCATTAAGGATGCAGGAGCCTGTTGGGTACCATACTCTTCGTTATGCTCGCTAGATACTGAAGTCCAAACTTTATCGAAACGACGACCAAGTTGAATTTCAGAAACAGGAAGGAATACAGATGGGCTATCGCCTTGGATGCGTACTTCATAAACATAACCAGTACCATCAGGGATTGGACCATTTACGATCTCCAAAGGATATTCATTGTCTTCGCCCATAAGAACGTCAGGACGAGCGAAGTAGTTAAGGTCAAGCTTAATACGGAATGTAGTCAAGCCAAGACCTGGAGCTGTAGATGTTTCTACCACTTCTACTACACGAGCAGACTTGTGCTCAGCGCCTTGAAGTTTCCAACGGAATATATCAGTATCAATTTCCTTCATACCAGCAGAAGTACTACCAAGCATTTGCTGGAGAAGTTTGCCGCCTGTGAAGAAACGTGATTTAGATGAGTACAGTTTCATGAGTGTGTTCTCGAACACATAAGGTTTGGAAGCTTCGTATGAGTGACCTAAGTAGTCAGCATCAACGAAATTACCGCCAAAACCTTCCCATCTTTTAATTATAAGTGAACTTTGTGGAGTTGCCATTTTTATAGGGATATGAATTTTTCAAAGTCGAAGTTATTTTCTTTGGTGGGTCGACCCTCTCCACCAGGTTTTGAATTTTGAATCCTCTCTTCCAGAATATTTCTTAGATTACTAACCTTTTCTGTTTGTGCTTTTTTTATAAAGCGATCCATGTTGAAACCTTTCTTAGGGTCATAATCTAAAAGTAAATCAGATAATTGTAAGAGGTGATCGTAGTTAGAGCGTATAGTGTTCATGGTATCATTGAATGGAACTTTGTTATCTTTTCCTACCGTAAACATTTTTTGTATTTTCTCTTTCCTATCTGCAGGAGCTTTGTACTCCTCAAAAGATTTTTCAAACCTTTCAGTTTCTTTAGCTACTTCCTTTAGATAATCAGCGTGTTGTTTTTTCTGGTCATCAATTAGCTTACTTTTAGCTTCCTCACGAATCTGTTTGAGTTCAGCTACAGTCTCCTCAGCAGTCTCTTTTAGAGCATCTGCGTCTTTCAACCTTGCTATAAGTTTTTCAATCTTCTCGTCAGAGTATTTTGATGTTTGCTTATAGTAGTTGAACATGACTGAGTTCTGAACATTCTCATCGTCTAAGTCTAACTTATCGTAATCAATTGGTGCGTTTGCTTGAAGGTATTCTTGAAGCGAAGCACCACCATTTAAACCATATTCCAATAGAGGCTTAAAGTCTTCTGGTAATCTCGAGAGTAGCGCCTCTACAGCTTTGTTATCTGCTTTATCTTTCGATGATTTTATAGCTACCTCTAAATCAGACAGGTCTTCGTCCTCATCTAATATGCCTAATTCTACTAAATATTTAGCGACTGGGTCTTCTTCCTTACCAGTACCCTCACCACCTTCAGCAGGTGGATCTGTTATAATAGGGTCCGTACCCTCGCCATCAATATCTTCGTTATCTACCTCTGTAGAGAACAGATCTTCTAATTCTTCCATAAATTTATTGTTAATGAATTGTTATATCTAACTATACCTAAATGGGGTATAGCCTATTTTTTATTTAAAGCTTTCTCTTTGATATCAAGCTCTCTTTCTTTTAGCCTAGTATTGACCCTTAATTTCTCCAACTCTAGCTGGTCTGGCACATTATTATCGTTCACATCTTGGTCCATCTGTCGAGCAAAACTTCCAATTTCTGCAACCTTAATTTTAGTTTCAGCAGCGATATTGGCAAGTTCCAGCTGAGTTTGTTTTTTGGATTCTTCTACTTGTAATTGAGCTTGAATCTGTGCTTGTTGAGATTGCTGTGCTTGAGCATTAGTTTTCTCTTCAGATGCAATTATAGTATTCTTAAGTTCCTCAGAAGACGTAGAAGTATACAGAGAAATCAAGTCTGAGAATGATGCTCTTGTTGAGCGAATCAAGTCAGCTGCTATTCCTTGTAAGGACTTAAACATATTGTTATCCTTAATAGAGGAAGATACAAATATTCCAAAATCAGAATTAATCAAATCGCCTGGGCTTACTTCCAGACTCCCAATGCTTAAATCGTCCAATATAAACTGCTTTACAACATGCTTTCCTTGGTAGCAAGATGAGGCTGTATTCAATAGGGAGGTCAGTACCTCACCCCACATAGAGTAATGAATATGGAAGTATATCTCAGTTACTAAAGATGACATCTGGATTGCTGCTTGGTTATTGCCAACTGCTTCATTAGCAACCATTTGCCCTTCTTTCTGTCGAGATACACCAGCTACATCTGAAATCTGCTGGTCAATAGATGCAAGTAGATTAACATATGACATAATATATTGCATATTAGACATATTAACTGCTTGAGTTACTACTCCTCGTTGGCCACTTCCAGGTTGGTCTGCGTTCTGTAAAGAGTTATAGATATCTATACCCATTTCTTTGATGTAATATAGTGTCTTCTCAATACCTAGTTTAGGATCAACCATTGAGTAATCAAACTTATATACCATACCTTCATCTCTAGCAATTAACTTCTTAAGTTTGTGCATAACAATGAAGTATAGATACTGGAATGGCTTCATTCTATCCATAAGGGATATGTTAGGTGCGTTCAAAGAGGAATAAGCAATACCATGGTATCCTAACTTAACGTCGTAAGGGTTGTCCATAGATCTGAATTGATCCTCTTTTGGTCCAATCTTACAATAAATCTCGCTACCTATTTTTATACCAGTCCATATCTCTGGAACATAGTCAAAGTAGAGGGAATAACCATCAAAGTAGTAGTACTTACATTTCCTACCATATTTCTTAGTCACCATCTTAGTCTCAGCATGTGGGGGTATAGCAGTGTCTTCTGAAACTATCATTTGCTCAGGGTCACCAAACTCATTTTCCCATGATAGGAATCCTACCTTTCGAGCTGATCTCCACTCTACATGCACAACAGTTTGGGAGCTTACCTCATCGTTACCATCAGTGTATGTCTGGTAGGTATTGTAATCATACAGTCTTACCCCTTCAGGGTACTTCATCTCGTTACCAATATAGTTACCTGTCGGGAATTTATCCTCTAAACTCCTCTTATCCTCGTCACTAAGATACATTCCATACCTATCTAGTATTTCATAGTTAGATAAGGTAGTTCTATACCCAGCATATAATCCATCCTGCACATAACGAGTCTCCTCAGATTTATAGTAGAAGGTGTTTAAGGGATTTAATATAGACACATAAGGATCATCATCCTTTCTGCCTACATAGCATAACTCAACTCCTGAGATTAGTCCATGTTTAAAGGACTCATTCTTTAATCCATCTATACTTAATTTCTTCCATAAGTATTCCATTATCCTGTTTGCAGTAACTTCCTTAGCATCCAGGAAAGTATACTTCATGTACTTATTAATTTCTTCAGGCATCATACCCTCTTCCTCTGCCTGCTCTCCATACAATCCCCTAATAGTATTAGATACCTTATTTTGTATATAAGTCTTTAGGAGATTGTCCCGATACATCAGTTTAGATTTAACCCCATCAGCGTTAACTAGTAGAGTCTTAAACACGAAGGGACGAGATAGTTCTTCAGATAGTAGTACCTGAATCTTATTGTATGTCTTATTGTAAGGCTGTATTGTATCTTTAAACTGGCCAACATCAATATTTAAAGGATTACATTCCCTCTCGAAATCTTGTTGGTTAAGTTGATTGTTATACAGCTGGTAGTTGGACTTCATTCTATGAATGTCCTTGTTTTGATCTGGAGATGTGGCTATGATAGCGTCAATTGTCTTCTTAGCCCACTCAAAATCGTTTTTTGACTTCTCTTTAAAAGAGAGTCTCTGTTTTGGTAAATCCCACATTAAATATTTTTTTGTTGTTTGTAAACACTTTTTCAAATTCTTTGTCCATCTCAGATATGCTAGACTCGTAGTCTTGTCGTCTTTTAGAGGTGTTATACAGCTCCTCTAATCCCAACACAAATCCTACACATGACATGACCCTATCGAAGTTACCCTCAAGAGTAAAGTTCATTAACTCTTGGAGCAGTCCAGGGTCTGGAATCAAATCTAAGTTACGAGTAACATTATCTTCAGTACTTTCCCTATCTTCCAATAGCCACATACGTAGATACTGAAGAGCTTCCCACTTAACTTTATCGTTAGATATTGCGTAACCATATATATTAGGTGTAGTGGTGTTATAGGCTGCTTTCTTATTAAAGACTGTGGTAGGCTGTAAAGCAAGTAAATCTAATCGTCTAATTTTCTCGAAATAATCTTTCACGTTACCCACATTATTCTCAAAGTAAATCTTTGCATTACCATAGAGTAAGGAGAGTTTTAGTAGTATCTCATTGACTGCAGCCTTACCAGTATATGGTCTGCCAACATAGGAAGCTACTATCTGTGAATAACCCATATGTGGGTACTTATTAGTCTTAACTACATAAATAGAGGCTAACGAACCTCCAGTGCTAGAATCATCCTTAAATGGGTCACATCCTATAATATAAGCTCCTTCTGGAACCCTTCCATCTACATAGTTAGGAACTTCGTATAGTACAACAGCTCCTTCACGGTCCGCATTATCTTTTGTAGGGTAAGTATCAATAGGCTCTAAAGAGTGGTTTACTTCATACTTAACCCCATTGTAGGAATTAGGGTCAAACATTAAATCAACTACTAACCTACTTGATTCGTAGAACTTATCAGTTGTAATCTCGGATAATCTCCTCCTTAATTCAGGGGATGGGAATATGTTAGCAGTCTTAGCTAAGAACATCTCAGAAGGCTTAATAGGACGATATTGCATTATCTTATTAAGCTCGTAGGAGGATTTTTTCTTAGCTTCTTCTCTTTGTTTTTGTATATGCTTTAAAGCGATATCCCATCTTGTATGACCGTCATCATCTAAATACTCATTAAGAACCATGGCAGTATGGATGAAATACCCTATTTTCCCTTTATTCTCCCACTTATCCTCGAAGGGTAATATGGAGTATGCAGCAGGATTATAGAACATATCTGCCATATCAATAGTGCCTTTATCCATATCGCCTCCAGTTCCCATCATTACTAGCGAGCCAATCTTCTTTAAACCATCAGCTAAGTTGTCCTTAGTATTATGGTACACTTCCTTTAAATTGGAGAATAGACCTGCTTCTTCTAAAACAATAGTAGTGGGACGGGAGCCTTGGTCAGCGAAGGGATTATCGCGGAAGGAGCGGTGCTTTAGCATAGAGCGAGAACCATGAGGTTTCCAGTCTCCACCCACCTTCTTTTGGTACTCCGCTTTTATCTCTTTACCCAATGCCCATGAGCCAGTATACTGCTTACTAAAGGGGGATTTGTAGTGCTTACCGTTTATCTCCTGGCTTCCAGGTAACATCTCTAAAGAAACCTTAATCTTATCCATGATAAGTTTTGATTTCTCAGCTCCTTCAGCTCCTACAGTTATATCAACTTGCTTTGGATCTTCTAATGTGTTCCTATCATACTTCAAAGCACCATCAAATAACCACTGGTGTAGTACGAATCCACATCCAACAGCGTAACTTTTTCCACTATCACGAGATCCAGCAATAAGTAAATTATATGAAGGGTTTTGATATAGTGGGTATTTGTAGTGCTTATCATGCCTTAGTTTTAAATAGTCTAAAGCAGGGATGTATCTCTTTGGTGTCCCATCTTCCTTAAACACATAGGGAAGGGAGACCCTTAACGCCTCTAAATCTTCAGAGGGATCATCAATATAGATTAGAGAGGTGTACTCAGGGTCATCCATGAAACCAGAAAAGCCCTGACAAGCAGTCCAGGCTTGGAATAAATCCCATTCCAGGTCACGCAAGTAGGGCCTTGAGTAAACTTTTCTAGAGTCAAATCTAGATTTATTTAGTTTGATGGTAGCATAGTTTGTATAAAAGTAAAGGGCTGGTGGCATATAATAGCCCCCAACCCAGGTACCTTCTATACACTTCCTCTTTTCTTCTCTCCAAAAATCTATATACTCCCTTGAAAGTGGATGTATCAAGGGTATTTCCTGTATAAAATTTTTTGGATTAATTATCATTATTGGTAATCTTCTAAGTTCCCAGGTGAGTATGGTTTCTCAATTGGGTAAACAGCTGTTGTTGAAAGAAGAATCATACAAGCTGCAGATACTGCATTTTTAAGCACTTGCTCAGTTACAAGTGTGGGGTCAATAACTCCATCTTCCAGCAGATTACTAAACTCCATAGTGTGAGAATTAAATTCACCTTTAAAAGTGTATTCCTCAATTATATCTCTAACTGTCTGACCTGCATTAGATCGTATCAGTAAAGCTGGAGCAATCAAAGCTTCAATAAATGCTTCTGAAACTGGGTCAGTTGGGCCAAGTAGTTTAGCAATCTTTACAAGAGTATAACCACCACCAGTTACATAACCTTTCTCTAAAGCTGCTCTTGTAGCGCGAAGAGCATCATCAATTCTGTCTTTTTTCTCAGACATCTCAGTCTCAGTGAAAGCACCAACATGTATAACAGCAGCCTGTCCTTGTAGTAGGGATAGTCTAGCGGTTAACTTATCGAAATCGTAAGAGGAAGGATTATCATTAAGTTTGCTCTTAATTCCTTCTATACGGTCAACTACATCGGAAGCATGCACTGGTTTAGTAATGGTAGTCTCATCAGAGGTAACTACAATCTTTCCAGCCTCACCTAAATGTTCAGCAGTAACTCCTTCAAGTTTAAGTCCTCGGTTTTCAGTAATTAAGGTAGAGGATGTTAGGGAACATAAATCTTCTAGAATCTCTTGCCTACGATTACCAAATGCAGGAGCTTTAATGGCAACTGAATTTAGACGTCCATTTACCTTATTAATAAGAAGTAACTGGAGAGCTTGAGCTTCAATCTCATCTGCAATAACTACCAAAGGTCGTCCTTCTTTAGATGCAATTTCCATTGCTGGGACAATCTCATTAGCTGTGCGAATCTTCTTATCAGTAATAAGGAAGATGGGGTTTTCTAATACTACAGTATTCTTATTGTTATTAATAAAGAGGGGGGAAACAAATCCTCTATCGAAGATTGAGCCCTCTACAGTATCAATGTATGTCTCACCTGTCTTGGATTCTTCTACAGATACTAAACCAGAAGAGCTTGCATAAGAGACAGCTTCAGCAATTAACTTTCCAAGTTCAGGATCGTTATTTGCAGAGATGGTAGCAATGTTGATTACATCTGTAGGTGTTACAGCTTTGGACTCCTTCTGTAGGTACAGTAAAGCCTCTTGTAAGAGGAGTTCATACTGCCGTTTAATATTGATTGGAGATATCCCATTCTTAGCTAAATACATACCATTCTTAGCTAGATGATATGCTAAAACAGTTGCAGTGGTAGTTCCGTCACCTGCGATGTCTGCGGTCTTAGAAGCTGCTTGTTTGATAATGTCGCAACCCATATTCTGTAGTGGATCTTCAAGCACGATATTCTTAGCCACAGTCACACCATCTTTAGTGACGAGAGTAGTGCCAAAAGAGTTCTGGATAACCACATTATTGCCTTTAGGTCCGAGGGTTGTGCCTACAGCATCGGATAGTGTTTTAACTCCTTCTAAGAGTTGTTCCCTTGTAGTGGGATTAAATATTACTTTTTTCATTTAATAATGTGTTAAGGGGGACTTTCATCCCCCATTATTTCTAGATACTCTTTTCGGTAAGCTCTATGCCTTGTGCAGGACAGCCACCACAATACTTTTCCTCTTTACGTGTGTACTGTGAGTAGCGATAGTTATCGCAGTTATAGTCTGCTAAAATTTGTGCTATCTTAGTACGAACCTCTGTTACTGCCTCTTCACTCTTTAGTGAGATGTTAAAATCAAAATTTACGTTATATTCCATTATATTATATTTTTATCAGTTAAAGATTCTTCTATATCTCCTCTTGTCTTACCTTCTTCCTTCTCTAATTGTTTCTGTAAGGAAAAGAATTGATCCCACAGTTTAGGGGTGGAAGACATAAGTTTATCTAACATCTCATATGTATTAGCATCATAAGGATGTGATGCTATGAAAGCATCTCTCTCCTCTAACTTCTTCTCCCAGTTAAAGAGGGACATCTGAGTCTTAGTAAGGTAGATTAACTGAATCTTATCTATTGTTGACTGGTGTGTGGTGATGTCATAACCTGATATTCCTTGATCCTTCAAAACTAGGTTAATCCTAGAGGAGAGAGGCATCTCGTAATACTCGGATTTAGGGTGATATATCAACATCAAAGCCCACATTACCTCTGATGGAGTGTTAATATCATCCTTAAATATAACTCTGTATTGAGAGTTATCAAAGAAATTAGATGTCAGATCGAACACTTAATTGCGCTTTGTAATTCTTGATAAGTTTAACTATATCAGCAATCAATCCTGATAGTTTCCTCCAATTAGATACTACATAAGAGAATGTAAACTTATTAGGAAGGTTAGTTTCATCAATCTTTACAGCAATTGATGCGACAAGATTAGCGAGCTTATCAACTTGGATTTCACGCTGCATAAGGAGCGATGTTTGTGATGCTATAGTAGCTTCTAGAGTTTCAATTTTTTGAGCAGACATATTAGGGATTAACATTTTGTATTAGTGTATATGGAATAAGAACATGGCCATCAAAGTCTATAACCAAGTTATCACGATTGGGGTAGTAGAAGAAGTGCTGAGATATAGCAGATGGGTGTACAAATACTTTATCTCCTTTAGAGAGGGTAATACCATCTTCTTCAAGTTTATTTAAAGCAGAGAGAGAAAAGTCTACAACTACTCCTTTAAGTAGATACTGCTTGTTAGATATCTCTGCAGAAGGTCTACCACCATCAGTGGTGAAAGCCTCGTAGAGTGGTACGATGATATTTGATTCATCGTGTGTTTCTTTTTTGTCTAAGAGAACAAGAACATTAGAGTTCAGTAGCATTGGGTATAGGCTGATTAAATGGTTGGATTAGGGATAGAAGTGTACTCTCTACAGTATTAAGTAGTTTGGGTGGAGCATTGGGAGTAATCAGTGAGCCAAGTACTTGTATAGTGCGTAAGTGAAGTTCATGACGCATAGCCTCTGCTTGGAGGTCTAAATTAGGTTTATTCTTGTATTTTTCCATTGTGCCAGTTACCAAATCTTAGTTTGAATTTTTTAGATTTCTTGTAAGAAGTGGATTGTTTGTATAGTTGTATTAGATGTAGAATCTCATCTCTTAGGATGGGAGATCTAGTGGACTTGTAGAGTAGAAGTTTTTGGGATATTATCTTCTTAAGTGAGGCGGGATTAAGTGTGAGTCTACCAAAGTAGGGTAAGTTAATCTTGGTCACTGTTGGAGAGTTCAGGTGACTCTGAATCCACTTGTAATGTTGGGATACTATTTTTTCCACGGTTGAGAGTGGAACCGAGGTTGACTCTGAGATCTTGGATGTTATCTGGAGGAGAGTCTGTGTTGGAAGTAAACGTGACATTTAAGGTGAGAGGTTGAGAGTGTAGTCTACGAAAGTAGGGTGTAATCTGTAAGAGGGAATCCTCATCACGATATAGATACTTAGCTTTAGTAAGTTTGTATATGTGATTGTTAAGTAGTTGAGGAGACATCTGTAGGGTAGACTGTAGATATTGTCTAGCTCTGGTAGAGAGGGGAGAATACTTATACTTTGGAGGTAAGAGTATAATCGAGGCGAGTGTGAGGCACTCTATAGGGGATACTGTATCATTTCTGGAGATTGATATGAGGCAGAGAAACTTTGTTAGTGCCTCAAGTTTAGTATCAAATTTTACTAACATATCTTAAAAACCTTAAAAATAAGCATGGCAAGGCCCTTACTAAAAATTGCAAACTTCGATTTCTCTAGGACCAGTATTTAATACTGTCAATTTCTCGTAATAGTGGAAACAATATACAATTTATATACCTCTTGGGGGTATTAGACTTTTCATCTTATTATGGCAGTGCTGTTCGTTGGAACTTACCTCGTGACGAGAGCGAGAAAGCGCTCTCCCCTTTAATTGACTTTTTTTATGACAAATGTCACGCACCATAAATTATTTACTATGTATATCTTTATCGGACCTATCGGTGAATCATTATTCTACTGGAGATACCTGGGGAGCCATTACCTTACTTATCTACTTCATTCGCCATTCATCTTATCCAAGGATGATTTTCAAGAATTATTTACCGACTTCTACACTAATAACTACCCTTTGGGGCCATCTTAGCGGATAGGTTGTCAACCTGGTCCTAGCTTTTATCCTATCCTTTCATAGGTATTCCCTTTTACCCTAAGAGTTAGAACCTTGTCTAACCCATCCTACCCCTAGACTAGGGTGGTGGCACCGGTCAACTCTCCGGTGGTAAGCTTTGTTTTTTATTCCTTCTTAGGGGAAACTGCTGGTTTTATGCAAAGGTAATAATAGTTTAGTGAAACTACGAATTTTTTGCTGTTTATTTTTAAATAATTACTACACCTCTAGCAGCAAGTATAGAACGTACTGCTTTAAGCAACCTAAAGTACCGCTTAATCTCTTTAACTTTTCTTAGGTAGGTATAATAATCCCTACATATCTTATCCTTAAATCTTCCTCTTTTAGAAACAAAACCACGTAGATAACTCTTATACCTCTTAAGTAAAGCCTTGTATTTTGCAATTTTATCTGAATCTAATAGTATTAGACCATTAGAGTGCCTCATACCAATTACTCTATGCGGGTATAGAAGTTTATCGTGTTCTATATCAACATATATTCTTGTATTGTCTATTAGTATTTCTTTAATATTAATCATTTTTTAAATAGTAGATAGTTCCCTCTTCTGTAGAAATCTTTAAATAGTCTTTAGAGAGATATAGGAAAGAGTTAGGGTTAATCATGTAGACTAAAGTGTCATCAGACTTAGCGTAAAGACGAGCATGAAAGTTATGTATTAAGTTATTCTTATAAGTCATTCTAAAATGAGAATGATCGTGAAAGAGAGTAAAGTCCCCCTCTATAAGAGTAGAGTCTCGCACACGCATATTAAAGTGTATATACTCCACTTTAGTAGTATCGTATGACTGTGCATACGATACTAGTGGGAATAAGCTAATTATTAGGGTAAGTAGTTTCATAAGTTATTCGTATCGAATTATCTATTTTTGGTACTTTGGGCGATTCATCAATAGAAGTAATAGTAAAATGAGCGTTAAGAGCATTGATAAAATCTATTGGTCTTTTATGTGTTTGCTTTAGATACAGTATAGTTCTCTTGGCTTCAGAGTATTTCTGGGGGCTAGAAATACCAATGATAGTTACTATATCATCTTCCTTTATAATAATACTAGTCTTCATACAAAATGATATCTTCAGGTTTTGGAATTATTGCCTCCATTATAGTTTCTATTTTTTCAATTTCTTCTTGTCTAACTTTGTCCATCATTATCTATCTTTTCCATAAATTTATTGTTTTAATGTTTGATGCTGTATCGAAGTTTTTGTTTCTACAATATAATAGGTTGAGCCTTCATATTCTCTATACCGAATAACAATCAAATCTAAGTTTTTAGACTTAGAAACTTCAATCATATCTAGAGTACCTTTGGAATGTCCATCCCAAAATATGATGGCTGTGTGTGCAATATCTGCCATCTCTCTATTACGTAGAGGCCCAGCTGATTTACCATATTTATTCCAATCGGCTGGGAACTTAGTAAGGGTTATGTTATTCTCTTCAGCGTATCGCTCACCTAACTTATCAGCACCTCTAGCAGTTCCAGATATTATACTGGCATTTACTGGTAAGTATTTATCAAGTACTTCACTTAATATTGCGTAATTAGTAAAGGTTCTTGAGCCTGCAACAATTACTTTATTTTGTTGATTCATAATATATCTTATTAATATTTCTATAAAGTCTGAGTGACTTGTTAAGAGTGGGCATTATAGTGTAGATGAGGTAGCGGATAGGATGTCGTTTAACTTGTGTTATAAGAGACTTAACGATTTCTATCCTTGTAGATATATCCTCTATTTTATGCACCCTTATATAACCTTCTGAAGTTTGGAAACTCATAGAATTCCCATTCTTAAACACATCAAAACCGTAGAGATAGCAGTATTTATTCCTCTTCCTATAATACCTTATACGCTCCTGTAAAGAGGAAATCTTCTCTAAGTAAATGCTTGCCTCTCTAGTGTAATAATGCCAAGCATCTATATCTGTAGTACCCCTGATAGTTAATTCTAGTACCTTAATTTTATACTTATATCTAGATATAAGTTTCTTATGCTTTTTTATAATGCGAGAGAAGTATTCAAACGTCTCTTTATGGCGTATTATTTTCATCTGTAGCAGTTGGAGAGTATGTTAAATTAGATACATATGGGCTGCATTCTACATGCACAGGATAAGAGGGATAAAAAGGTTGGGGATTATAATAAGGGTAAGAAGGAACTAACCTTGCTTTAAAACAATTTAATTCAAACTCTAACTCCTTAACCTTACCCTCTAGTTTAGAGAGAGATTCTGATAATTCCCATATTCTTTGGTGTAGATAAGAGGTAGGGTCTAGCTTGATTTCTTCTTTACTTTCCACTGTAAGGATTTAACGAGCCTGTGTGCACATACTTATTAGGGTAAGAGGGGAGTATAGCCTTTAGAATAGTGTATATATTCTCACTATCAACTTTTATACGCCTATTAATAACCTCTTTCTCAGATCCTAAAGTAGGATCCCCTAAATGCTCAAAATGAATTATCTGAGTTAAGCTCAACTCAAAATACTCTTTCCTGCAATCCAGTAATAGTTCTAGAGTTATGGCAGACTCTTGTGCTGGGGAATGTATGTATTTAAATACCTCTAGGTACTTCTCTACTGGTGTGGCGTATGCAGCAATAATGTTGCTTAGTGTTTCGATGTGTTCTTCTCTAGTCATTTGATTGTAAGTTAGATTGTACTATTGCTTTAACTGCGTACATCACAGTATTTTCTAGATTAAAAAGTGCTACGGTAGAGGATTTAGTATTACTCTCATTCGTTCTTGAGAGTATAAACTGGTACAGCCTGGCTGTTAAATCTTTAATATAATCTATATCACTCTCTTGCTCTTCAGTAAGAGGAATCGAGTCAAACATTACAGCCCTATTAACCTCTTCCGAATAATATTTTCCTAAATTATTTTTCATTGTGTTCTTTATAAAGCTGGTATAAATCTCTACGCATCTTTCTTAGGGATTTAGTTTTAGAGACTACTCTATCCTTTAGGTGTTTCCTAGCTTGAGTTAAATAGTCTGGTATATGTACTACTCGTCTTCCTTTATGTAGAAGTATAACCTTATTAAGAGAATTTAAAGCTTCCTTGTAAACCTTTATTTCTTCTTTTTGTTTTTTAAGATTATACCTAGCGTGGTAAAACCCATAGACATTACTTAAGTTATTCATGGTGTAAAGATACGAATAAAAAGTGAAACCAACTCAAAAATTTTTTTATGTTTTTATCTTTTGATATTGTCCCCAACTAAAAATTTTTTATATTTCTAAACGTTAGTATGGTCCCCAACTAAACACCCCCCATCGTAATTGTAGTAACAAATGGGGTGGGGGTATCATTTTATTTCATTTTTTAATATACTAAATAATTTTTATTATGGCAGTATCCACACTGACACCCGCTGAAATCCTCAAAGCCAGCGCGTCAACACTTGCTATCTTTGCACAAGAAAACGGTCTAACAACCCAATTCGATGGTGCATCAATCAATACACTACCAACGGCCACCAAAGATGCTGCATTTATGCAGACTTTGGCTGCATTGGATATGTGTACAACACAGCAGACACAAAAAACGGTTGAAATTACGGTTTTGGCCACTGGTGAATCAACCATTAAAAACCGTGTAAACAACGTAATTTACGAAGGTAAGGACGGCGAAGGCCGTCCAAATGGACGAGTAGAACGGTTGGCACAGGTAAAAACGGACGAAACGGGAAAAGCAATTCAGGAATTAGTTGTTAACACAACTTTTAACATGAATGGCCAAACGTTTACATTTTCGTTACCCGCTAAGATTGCTATCAATGCAGCGGCAAACGGTGGTAAAACCAATATCAACATCTTTTGCGCACCTTCAAATTCACCGCGCTATACTCATAACGCATGGGTTAAGGCAGCCTAAACCAATAAACAATCCTACTACACACTCCCCACCCCATTGTTACCATCCCTTTTAATTTATTCACCTCTTTATCTCTTTATAGTAATTTATGAAAGCTCTTAAAATTACCGCCAAACTATTAGTGGTAGTCTTTTTGCCACTATTAATAGTCTTCGGACTATCAGTAGTTACGCCACTTAGCTATGTAGAAACTATCACTCATGGTTTCTACATATTCCTACACATATGTGTAGGGTTGATAGTATTCTTCACCTGGTCGACGGAAGAGTTTATCTGAACTCTTCCATATGCAAAGAATTACTGCTTTCTCAACTATGATAGCAGTAATTCTTTAACTCCTAACCTGTACTATTCAGGGAGTATAAATAAATGATAAAACCACCTGATGAGGTACAGGCGAAATTATATCGTGGTAACACTATTTGCTGCCATTTCCCAGATTTCTGCGGTGAAATCTGGCGTTTGTATATTTCTACCTTTCGGGGTTGTAAGTGAAATAACAAGAAAGTCAGAATCCACCAAGGATGGTCTGATAAAAGCCAGTGAACTATTCTGGCGAGTATGTCTCATCTTGAGTAACAGCGAATAGAACACCCAAGCAAGACTTGACTATGAGAAATCATAGTATAATGCACTGAAACCTCTGGGTTGCAATGCTTGGGTGTTTATTTAAAATTCACAGGTGAAAGGTAAGTTTGTACTTACCAACTCCAAACATCTGATGATGGCACAGGAGTATAAATATAAGTGCCGAAACTTATTTATAAGTCATGTTAACAACATTACAACGTTACGCCAGAATCAAACTGGGCGTAACAAAAGATGTTGTGGTATTGGTACCGACACCTTGGGCTAAATCTCAAGGTTATAAATCAGAGTGCTTTCTTCTACAGGAAGGACTATTGGTGTGGGATCAATACTGCACAGAGAGCCTCGACTCTTTATTCTACAAGATTCAGATATGAAGACTGTAGAACTATACGTCATAGGTACGTATAAACAAGAGTTAGGATTCCTTCAAGCATGTAAGGAAACAACAACCCATCAAGTAGTAGCAATACTCGAAGTTGGGTTCAAACCTGTTTCTACAAAACATGAGTGGATATATTTCAACCTGAACAGGGGGAATATAGCGTCCGCACTGAAGGAAACCTTTAGCACAACAAACTACATCACCAAAGATGTAGAATTAAGTTATGTTATCGAGATTCTCAAAATGACAACCTAAGGGAACAACAGTACTTTAGTTATAACACTCGCCATAAGGATTGTTATGTAATTGTCACAAGGAAGCCTAAGTCGTGAGATAAGGTGAGTAGTTTATGGTATATTTGTTAGATGATTACTAACAAATGAATTACCCGAAAGGTACTAGTACTTCACAAATAATCTTAATGTGAAGGTTTGAGCAATCAAGATTAAGAATTAGGCTAAGCATCCCGATAAACTGCTTAATGTTCTCAACCCCAGTATGTCTTAGGACCATACGATAAGTGGTTGGGATAGAGACTGGTGCTCTCGAAAAGGGATAACATCCCAAAGCACAAAGAGTATGATAGATACACAGGTGATTAGCCGCCGAAGAAATCTATTGGTAGAAACACATACTCACCCTGCATAGCAACAGCCTACGACGCAGGAAATTGGCCCAATATCTCAACCGCCTTCTAAGCGGTCGTTAACTGAGTAATTGGAGTATGCAGGTTCGAGTCCTGTTTGGGTCACTATTTATTCATCTTTATTATTCATCTTTATTATGAAAATTACACTCAATAAAACACAGGGTGGATACACGGGTATGAAAATACTCTTCGATGCCACTCTCCCAACGCGGTTGGGTAATCAGTTAAAATCCGAGTACGCGGCAGGTGAATCCTGCCAAGTGCCGATATCGGGACTGGTCACAACAGATGACAATGAGTACATACAATTCATAGTGCCTTTCTTTGAGGGGGGCTGTGAATTCATCTATTTCACCAAAACTTCCTTCGCACAAGAAGGTTTCTTCAACGAATCGCTAAATTGGAAGGAGGTATCCTTCCAAGGATGTTTCATCACTACTTTGGGGGAATATTTGGAAGGCGTTGGGGCTGAGGTTCTAAACACCAGAGTGAGCACTATTTTAGAGGTGGAGGACTCCTATGTCCTCCAGACTTTCTTAATCCCCGCATTCTGCCGTGGAGTGTTGTACTCTCTTCTACCTGATATTCGGGCAGAAAGAGAGACTGTTGTTGAATCCGTCCTTGCACATTCTCGTGGGTTTGTGTACCTAAAAAACAAAGAGATTTATCGACTCAAGGGGTGGAACTATTACGTTCCAGTACCAGAAAGTAGAATCGAAAGAAGTGAATTCTTCACTGTAGTTCAAAACCCATCTGAATGGGCTGGACGCGGCAGCCTTTCTTTCGAGGGTTGCAAGTATGGAGTTTTGAACGTGAATGGCACTATGAAATGTGCCGAGTTCGACTTCCCTTGGGAGTTTCGCAAGGTAATAGACGAGATAATCAACCCTCCTCAACCCCGCAGAGGTGGTGGTGACCGTAAAACCACTGCACAAGCAGAGGACTCTACAATCATTAACTTAGACTGCTAATCCAGTTTCACATTTAACCCCGATTCCAACACACGGCTACCGCGCACTGCCTATGAGGGCTCGTAAACCCGCGCATTAAACTTAAAGCAGTGTAGTCTGGAATCGGGGATTTTTAACTTAATTTCACTCAAAATATTATGACAGAATAGAGATACAGTATAATTTTTTCTTACGCGGAAGGAGCAATAGCCGGGTTAGAAGAACTAAAAATCGAAGAGTCTCAGATTTTGGAGGAAGTCAAAGGACTACTCCAGAAAAAATTCGACACGCCAGTTTGGCGGTCTACCCTGAAACAGGTTCTTAAAGAACTTGAAGAAATTTTTCTATAGGCAACCCGTTTACTCAATCAAAAAATGAAGGTAAGTGAAAAGCCCACACAGTCATAATGACTGTGTGGGCTTATTTAAATCAGTTGGGGCAAGAGATAAAGTGCCTTAACAAAATTGTCCAGCAGCGCAACTCAATAAAAGAGTCTCTCGCTCAAAGGAACTGGCCCGGTGATTAAATTCAAGGGCTATGCAACTGATTTATTTTTTTTCTTATCAACTCTTGAAAATAGAGAGTTGTTCTTTCGTAAAGAATGAGAAAGACTAACGTATGGTCACAGGTTCGAGTCCTGTACGGGGTACTAAGTTAGAAAAGTGGGAAATAACTCAAATAATATAATAAATTAAGCATCTTGTTGCAAAATGAGATGCTTAACTGTCGTTGGACTACTGTTCAACCTGATGATGATCTAATTGAGGATCGAAACAGTAAAAACATTAAACAAGAATAAATTAAAAAATCATGACCGAACACAACGCAGTCGTAAAAGTAAAAGTAATAGTCCAAAGAATCTCCCCTGATGAGGAAGAGAAACCATTAGGGGAGCCAGAAGAGGCTTCTATACTTTTAGAAGAAAAATATTTAGACCGCATTGAGGATGCGGAAGTGCTAAGACTTGTACAAGAGTCTTACGGGACTCTCTTCGTAGATTTGATAGACTATACACTGCCGCCGAACTATTCGACCAAAACGCGGTAAAGGATGCGTTTTTTGAACTCATAAATGACGGCAGTCAAATTGACCACGAAAGCCGTCAGTACGGTGAGTTCATATTGGAACACACAGACCTGTTCCCGAACCTCGACACGTCTGACAGTGACGCGATGCAACATGCCGCTTCGTTATGTTACGCTACTTTCCAGCAATTCCAAGGCGAGTTGCAGGAAGCGTGGGAGGAATATAACGCATAATTAGCACAGCCAAACCAATCAAACCCCCAATCGTTAACGCGATTGGGGGTTTTTAAAAACAACATGAAATGAAAGATTACTTCAAAGAGTTAGTAGAAATCGCTTTTGCCATCGAGCGAAAGGACGCGCTGTTGAAGCAAAAAACTGCCGACTTGCGGCGAATGGCGTTACTGGCAAAACAAGGGCAAAAAGAATCTCAAGAATTCAAGCAGTTAGATGCAAAGTATAAATACCAAACTGTTATAGATTTTGGCGATGAAATTGCTCGTGCAAGTGAAATTGCCAAAAAACTACGAAAAAAGGTATTTAATTAAATAAAAATAACACACCATGCAAAAAACAAAACTCGCAACCATCATTACCGCCTTCGCGCTCCTATACAGTTGTCAAGGCCCGCACCAGTACGGCGAAAAGATTGCCCTGCTATACGAGCCAGCAGCCGACACCACGACCCAAAGGGAGGGGGTATTCAATCTCTAAAGCATTCATTGGTAAGGACATGGATACTAACATAAATTAAAAAAATCATGACACAAGAGAAAGTAAAAGTCACTTACAGTGACTTGTTCGATTGGCAGTACGCCAGTTGGAAAACATGTTACTCACAGGAGCAAGTCCACCTTGAGTGTAACCTCGCAGGCTACTGGAGGGTACGTGTTAAGGATGAGGTACTCTTCAAAACAGCACACCCAGCATTTGGTGCGGATAGTGCAGTAAAAGAGTATATAAAAATTCTTGGGACAAAAATACCGCATTATAAGATTGCGGTGGAGTTTGATCCTTAAGAAGCGCGAGACTGTTTTTGGTTCATAGGAGATAAGAGAGTATAAGCGTAGAACCATCTTTAAGGTGAGAATCCTTCTCTAGTTTTCTAGAGTACATTATGTAACTCCAAGAGACGTTAATAATGTAGACAAGCATGTGGGGCATATAACTCCTCCTAAACCACTATACCCAGCACTGTGCTTTCCCAAAGCAAGACCGCAGTGCAAACCACAAATCCCTCAGTCTCTTGGGGTCGCGTTTTAAACAAGTAAGTTGGTATACTGCTTGTCCCACCCGCGTAGAGGTGGATGAGGTCAAGGGTGAAATTCCCAATATGATTGACACCCATAATTTCTGGGGGATGCTGTAAAGTGTCCCCTGGTTTTTAAACGCCCTGTTAGCTCAGAGGATAGAGCAACTGCCTTCAATTTGGAGTCAGTAGGTAGCTGGTTCGAGTCCAGCACGGGGCACTAACTATTTATTAATTTTTAACAGCTATGCTACAAGAGCAAATAAAAAACTAACATAATCATGGAAGAAATCATTGTATTATTCGTTAAACTCTCTGCAGAAGAGAAAGCGAGCACATTCAATAAGATTAGCCATCTTATGGCTCCTGCCATAACAGTATCACAGTACATGTTATGGCACCAACAAGCTTATGGCCGCTCCGCCAGCTTTAATGTGCGTCAAACTACTGATAAAACTGGAAAACTTACTATTAAAGTAAACCTGTCTACATCACATGGAAATTTCTATGGGGATGGTAAGAACCAGAAAGATGCAAAACTCAAAGCTGTTAACGCGGCTTGGGAAAATCGAGGCTAGCATAGTATTGTCCATTATAATCTATACACTAAAATAAGCAGCATAATGAAAAAACTCATCATCATTATCCTCACTATTCTCCCATTCATCATGTGGGGGCAGAGCGGGAAATCGCATGCGCAGGAAATAATCCCTTACACGTTCAGTGTAAAAGGGAATAACCTCACAGTCCAACTACAGGGCCAAAATCCTGTAACACTAACGTGCAGGGTACACAATCGCCACTACTATCACAATAATAAATTAGTGGCCTTTGGTGATGCCAAGTATGTGCACCTGACACGTATTGCGTCATTTGTAAGCCCTGCCTACGCTCCACAACGGGCTTCAAACTAATTTAAACCTACCCACAATCAATTATCTTTTATTTTTGGTATCAGTATATCAGAATTAAATAATAATTGATTGTAGGGCATTCTCGCGCCATTAGCTCAGCAGGTTAGAGCAACTGACTCATAATCAGTAGGTCCGGGGTTCAAATCCCTGATGGCGCACATCATAAGATATTACGGATTGGAAACCTGCTGCATCTGCCCAAAAGAGGGTGGGTGTGGCATTTGTGTTTATTAGGGTTCGTTACCCTGCAATCCTCTAAGTGAATAAATACCCTTTGTGACTCCCTGCCTGTAGTAATACAGTGTGGGGAATTTTATTCCTACTAAAGAATTTGCTGGCCCATGTGGGTGGGTTGAGGGTTGATTTTTCCAAATCTCCCAGGGAGACACACCTCCCCCAGCTTTGAATTGGTGAATGTTTGGAGCCCATCTCTGCTCTATAGTGGGGGTGGGCATTCACCTAAAGATAATAGTGATTGAACCAGACAGAATGTGTTGACGTGAGGGTGGCGTAGTAATATGCCCCCTCGCACTTTCAAATGGTCACTGTGGCGCAATTGGTGGACGCGGGAGATTTTTTGTCTCCTTCCTTAATCGGAGTTTGGGTTCGAGTCCCAACAGTGGTACAGAGCAAGGTGAATAATAGGGGCTAGGTTTCGCTAATGGTTTTTGCTAGTCCCAAAGTACACGTGAGTGCCAGCCGTAATGGTGGGTGCTCATTTTTCTCTTAATTTTTAACTCACACTATGAAACCATCACTAAAAAGAATTAAAGAGGGGCACTCCCCCTTCCAAAACTTATGTATTGCCCTATTAGTGATATTTTTCATCGCTAAGTGGGTATTTCTCACAGTCAAATTATTTTAAACTTTTATGAACAAAGTATTTGTTTTCATCATTATGATTGTAGCGAGTCTACAATCCTGTGCTCAGAACACTATCCCTCATCAGGGAAGCGTCATTCGCACAAAATCCGCAAAAATATCTGGAGGCGAAATCACGACCCGTGTTGACTCCGTAGACCTCATCCAGAAGTACAAACTGGAGCCCTACTGCAAGGTAGATGGCTCTCAATACACCTACGAAGGTAGGGTAGTGTGGGTCAAGAAATTCACTGGCACGGACAAAGTCGTGTATTATAAAATGGGCGTAATCGTCTACAAAGAAGGTAAATGGAAAATAAAATATCTGTAACCGTCACCAAGAAAATGACTATCAAGCAACACAATGACTTGGTAGTTGAATGCCAATTTGCGGAAGAATATGCTCTATTTTTAGAGGGTAGGCCTCCTTACGTGAGGGAAAAAGTATCTAAAGTAATGTTTGAAGCAGGTGTTATACACACCTTTCTTCAAGTTATGCCTTTAGAAAGAACAGAAGGATATGATTACAACCCAATAACTGATTTGGTATTGGAGTGTTACCATGTCAAAAAGAAAGAGATTCAGTTTCTAACCAACCCACCTAGCCCGGCTTCTGCGAAAATCATTATTGCAGATAAAGCAAGGTGGGACAAAGTACACAAAAAATGATTAGTCTGGAAGAACACAACCGACTCATAAGTATGTGCCGTAATAAGATAGACTACTCGGACTATCTTAAAAAGCATAATATACGTGATGCCCACGCCTTGAGGCTAGCGCACAAGATGTTTAGTGTAGGTAAACTATCCTCATTTCTTGAGGTGATACCTACCTATTCTCAGAGTGGTTATGACCTAAACCGTAGGGCGCAGTTCCTGCTGTTGTACCTTGAATTAACTCCTAGTGAGCAGAAAATCATCCTCAAGCTCATAGCGCAGATCTCAAAATCAAGACGCAAAAAAGTATGAGATACGTATACCACTATTTATTTGGCAAGTGCCCAGTAATATCTCTTACTGAGGATGCTGTAAAAGTTGAAATACCATTGAAATATCAAAAGCACTTCAATGGTGAAAAACACATCCAAGGACAGATAGATGGGTTGAAGTTCTCTCTGCATCCATTTTATAGGATTGAACATGTAAGAACCAAGTTCAAACATGGGGAAATCGTTTGCGCATATAACAGATGGGTTAACACCTTCATTGTTGGGCGCTACAATGTACAAAGTGATTTCTACTGCAAACACGCAATTGATACTCACAAGGACAGAAGAATCTGGGTTGAACCAGATCAATGCTTTCCGCTAAGTCAGAACCCATATCTTGTAAAACGTGCACTAGTAAATCCACAACTTGGAGACTTGGTGGGATGTCTTAGGGAGGCGGGTGAAGGAGTGATAACTATGGTAACCAAGCACAACCTAGAGGTACAATTCCGGGATGGGGTGCAATTATTCACACCAGATGGCCGATATCACAAAGGTTGGCCTAAAGTATTGTATAAAATATGAGAATAGTTATAACATCAAAAAGGTTATCAGGGATATTCTTCACCACGTTACTGGTGGCCTTCCTAGCCAAAGCCTAATGGTGAAATTCAAAAGGCAAATCCTCAGAGAGTACTCACTAGATGGAGTTATGGAAGACACAGACATCAAATGTCTGTTTCGCAAGCGAAAACAAATATCACACAGAATTTAAATCATTTCACATTTAAAAATTATTTTTATATGCACAAAGTATTTTTCATTGCATTGTTGACAGTATTACTGTCAAACTGCAAAACCACCGACACCCGCCACTTCACCACTGATAAGTGGTACATTCCAGGGGGTAAGTGGGACACCACTGGAACATTCATACCAGTACACGATTGGGTAGTCAGTAAGAAGGGGATATCAATGGATGGTAACGCTCTTCAGGTTACAGAGGTAGCGGACAATATGTTCCAACTAAAAAGTGGAGCTACAGTTATTGTGGATGGAGAAACAGTCATATTCAACTATCATGATGACGATATGCCAACTGCATACACAAATTTGGATGTTATTGCGAAAGAATTTCAATACGAATACAATTACGTAGATGATAAGGGAATCCACCCGTGTCGGAGGATGAATATGAATCTAGTGTATCTATTCCCATATGCGCTTGTCGAGTTTGGCGGCGCGTTTGGAGTTGGTACTTTCCATGCTTCTGCTGAACCATCTATTAATTACCAATTCAAAAACTATCATGTTAGTATTGATAGTAATGTCGTTTATTTTAAATACTTGGGAGGGGTAAAACCTGAGTTCAAGTATGTTAGATGTGATTAAATCCTTTACGTTAACATTTTAAATATACTATGAGTATGCTACCAAGAAAAGACGAGGGGGCGAATAAATACTTTATTGCTTCCATACTACTGTTCTATGAGGGTCTGAAATTCACCTATTTTAGGTGGTGTAGGAACGGCCCATCAAATTTCCAAACCCATTTAATGCTTCTAGTGATAGGAGTATGTGGGTTGTACCAACTATCATTTCTGTATGCTGAAAAGTATGCAGAAATGGAATGTGAAGAGAGCTCCATTGAGGTTGTCGATACAACCAGTGTGGAGATAGAAAAGGCAGAGGTAAAAACCTATGGAGTCTACGCTGCGATGATGCACATGATTAAGTATAAGGAAGGATTTGTACCCACCTCTTATGATTGCCCTGCCGGTTATCAAACTATTGGTTATGGGTACAATCATGAAAGTAGGGGTAAAACCCCCGCTATGAAGGATGGTAAGATGGATATCAACGAGGCGTCAGCGCAACTCAAGAGGGATATTGAGCAGGCTTGCATAGAAGTAAAGCATATGTATCCCAAACTAAATCCACATCAAGTGCTAGCCATGGCTTCACTTGGCTACAACATTAGAGGGGGAACAATGGGTCTACGATATAATAAAGGAGACAGGAAACGAGGGATAACATCCCTCGATGCTTACCTGATAAAGGGTAAGTTACCTCCAGCCATTAAAAACCTTAAATTCGGTACAAAATACCGCAGTACCAAGACTGGTAAGATGGTTAGTTCACCTGCACTTGTAGCTGCCCGTAAGATGGAAATCGCTGCGTTTGAAGGAGACACTGCCTACCTGTTCAAGCATGGTAAGCGGTATCGTGAATTGGTGCTTAAGCGAGACTATGGAATCAAAAAATGAATTTATTATGAAGGGGGATGAAATACTCCCCCTTAAATTTTTTATTAATTATGAGTAAAGTAGTTGAAGTACGTGGTAATATAATTACTCTTTACAAAACTCCATAAGATGTCCCTAGGGTCTTACACCCCTCTTTTTTATATTATTAAATGAAAACTTCTTTATAGCCAGTGCGTTTAATCCCTTAGTTGTTGCAATAAGTTTTATCGTAAACTTAGAAACGACACGATTGGTTACGTAATGTATTGGCTTATCCCTGTCCACAGGGCCTACAACTATCAACTATCTATTATATTCCATTCATTTTCACGTCTATCGGAGAAAAATACTAATTTCTTAGTCAAATCCGACGTCTATCCCAATCAGCGTTAGGTTATCAGCCTGCCTATAGGGTGTTCAAGGAGTTCCAACTTCCCTGGACGTGACACAAAGATACAAATTTTATTATGAAGAAACGTTTCTTTTTTGTTTTATTTTTTAAAATACTGCTTGGTTGTGTAGTATATTATGTCACCAACTCAAAACTAGCGTGCCTTATTGTAGTAGAGGGGGTAATCAACCTCCTACTGGTAAACGAGCACTTAGCCTACTACCACCCCTCATACGTGAGGGAGAATTACCCCTTCTTTAGGGCCTTATTTTTAAGTATGGGGCTTATGCCCTTTGGGTACTTTTTTATATTGTTTTACCCACCTAAGAATAGGACTGATGTACCGTGGGCAAGTCCAATGGAATACAGAGTGCGTAAAGTAGGAGGGCACATCCACCTTAACTGGTGTAGAATAACGTTCACCGAAAAGGGTATGGAAAGCACCACACCTTTCCATACCTTAGGTTTTGATTTACCTAGAAAAGGTCTGATGCTGGTTGCGCACCGAAAGGACGGTGTAGTCTACAACTTATATCTTATGGACAAGGAGGGTGGAAGACATGAATGATTTACCAGTTATGCTCGGCCTCTTTATTTTTGTCTCTTTCCTAATCTTTGTGTCTAGGATAACTAGTAACAAGGAGAGAACCAAAGACAGATTGAAGAGGGCTGAAGACGCCTTATCAATGTTTGAACCTCTGAACCAAGCGTATCAGGAGTCAAACAAAATTTCTCACCTGCAAAGACTGCTGGCAGTTGCTTTGTTAGGCTTTGTATCACTACTAGTACTTTTTTTATTATGAAAAACATATTTAATGGCGATGCAGAGGAATGCACTAAGCAAATTACCATAGAATATGATGGCGAACTGCTTGGGGCTGTTACTAAGTTCCAATTCCTTGAGGGAGTGCTGGAGGAATTACTGATAGATGATGGAGGTGTGTCCTTCGTTAACTATAACAGTTTAATCACCCACTTTAGGAGTAGGGAAGGGTGCAGAGAAGTGGGAAAGTGGAAATTTACGCTAGAAGACCTAGATTCTGAACTGTTAGCTATGGACATAGTTAAAAACTATGAAAATCTTCATTAAGTTAGTATGGATGCGTCGGGCTTACGCAGGTAAGGCTATCATATTAAGGGAACTTAGGTCAGTGATAGGGCCAGAAGCGTACCAAAAGTATAAAAACCGCAATCGGGGTGCTAATCGATTTGGTGCACCACTAGTATATGATGAGGTTGCTATTAAATTTGAATTTACTGGTAACCCCATCAGATTGCTCTTCTTCATACAAACATGTTACTCGAGGGCGTGTAACATAACGGCCATCGGTAACGAAATAGTTATCGAAGCCCTAGAAGAAGAGTTACCCTTAAAGGGTAACGCAAAAGCCCAGAGACGTGCTAGAAACAAGAATCCACGTACTGACTGGGAATCAAATCCAACAGATTATTAAATATGCCCCATTCCACGGACGTACCCTTGGGGTCCAAACTCAAGCCTGTTAAAGGGGGAATGGGGTTTTAAATCTTAATTTAATTATGACTCAAGAACAGAGTTTCTACAAAGACGGGATGGAAATCACCCAAAAGTGTTATCTGGACAATGATAATGCTGTGGTGTTTGGCACAAAATGCGTCTATCGCAGACTAATTCCAAAATCAGTGAACACCCTACGAGGGGATCCAGATTTCATGAAGAAGGTCGCCAGGACAGAGGAAATAAGGGGGCATTTAAACTCCCTCGCCCAAAGGTTCACAACCTCTTACCTTAACATAAGAATCGTGTCCCATTTTGGGACTCCCCATGGTAAGAATTACGGTAAAGTAAGGATTGAGGCAGAGTATCAGGGATTTTATTCTCTTATCCATAAAAACACCATCCGGCTAATAAGCCGCCAAATCACACAGGTGTTTAAAGAAAACAGAATTTAATACTGGCCAACATATACCTCCCTTCATCACTAAAGAGTGGTGGAGGCATAGCACTCATCTGATATTCGGACCGATTCTCCGGCCAAGAATAACTGGATAAAGGATGAGTTTTTACAGGAATTTATTATGAGCTGGTTAAACAACAGCTGAAAAACTATGACACCTGTAAAAAAAGAAGTCACTCTTAAGGAGTGGCTAAAATTGGTTAACAGTAAATTTACCCAGATGGATAAATTTGCTGAAATGTTATTTCAAGCATATCGCCAACACCAATCAGGGGGAGTACCCCACGTTGTGCTTTATGGCCCTGGGGGGTATGGTAAGACACAGATAATGGAACTGTTCTCAAAGTATTTCTTCGCGAAGATGCCCAAAGTGATGGCGCTATCGAGCAGCACTACCGTCCCTGAATTATTTGGGGGTTACGATCTGAAGAAGCTCATAACTGAGAATGAACTACGCAAGAATATCGAGCAGTCAATATTCAGCGGGGAAGTAGGTGTGTTCGAGGAAGGGCTGCAAGCCCAACCCGACGTACTGAACGCACTCAAGTACGTTATGACTAGCGGATTTATGTGCGAAGGAGATATTTGTATACCACTACAAGGAATCTACTTTATAGGCACGAACTATGACCCACTAGAGTGGGCAAAGACATGTGAAAACCCTGATGACAGCATGGCGTTCTTGGAGCGCTATATGTTCAAGATGAAAGTAGTCTGGGAAGACTACTCATATGACGCTTACTACAAGACAGCAATATTGAGATATCCAAACCACAACCAGAAGATACTTAGTGAAGTGGCAAGTGTGGCTGCGGAATTAGCAGCAAATAACATCAAGTTGTCTCCCCGCGTTTTCCTGAACGCTGTTATACCCATGTATAACGATGCGACCACCCCATCGCAAAAACAAGCAGCCTTCACAATGATTACCACGCTGCCAGAAGCGGGTGTGGGAACAGTGAGAAAGTCACTCATGGGAATTGAGGATACTGCGCAAGTAAGGATACTATTAGATAATGCAAAGAAATTGATGGGTGTAGACCTATCTAAAGTAAATGTGGCTGGAAAGATTTCGCAGTTACTTACGGTAGCAGCTTCGCTAAAATCTGAGTTGGAAAACGCTCGGTTGTCACATAGTAATACCGAGCTCTACAGCAAATATGTGGTGATTAAGAAGGAGCTATCCGACTTCACCGCCAAAGCGAATACGTATACACCAACTATAAACGTCGATAACTTACTTGCCGGGTTATGTTAAATCAACAAGTGACTCACACCCATTCTAATTACATTGGGATGGGTGTGAGTGAGTTTGAAGCGTTGACTGACCATCCTTATGATGCGAAGGCGTATCAAGACATCACATCGTACACAGACAGAGGTCTAGACGGTAGGGATGCATTGATTTCTCATAACCAGGAATCGCTAGAGGCGTTAAAGGCAGTTAGAGGAGTTGACACTCACTTAAGCGGAATTACCCCCACCCAAAAAGCGGTGAATTACGCTAAATTTATAAAAAATTACCTAGATCCTAATGGTGGGAATTTAGGGGAGGCCATAGAGTCTCTTGAAAAAGCCAGGGAAGCCTTAAAAGAAGGTAAAATCCCAGGCGGGTTGAAGGGCGGGAAAGGAGAAGGTGATCCTATAGACGCCGAGGAATTGGAACTGGACGACATAGATTTAGAGTGGATTAACTATTTAAATCTCTTTGAAAATATGCCCACATTCAAAGTAGGTGGAAAAAAGAAAAAAGTCCAATCCCCAAAAGGTAAAAACCGTATGGTCAGGATGACTGATTACTCGGATTTGGCTTCGGTGGATCCATCGGAATTTATGGACCCCACATTCAAGCTGAAGCTCGTAGGCAAGCAGTTTAGAGTGGCTCAGAAATACAAGTATATCATACAGAAGCAGCAGATCTACATGATGATCGACGACTCTGGATCTATGCATGGCATGTTTTCCTATGTAAAGGCAGTTCTAGCTGCAGTAAGACCAGGAATACTCAAAGGAGAAACCGAGCTATATTTATGCCGGTTTCTAGAGGAGTGCCATAAATTCAAGAAGATAACGGACATTGAATCTTTTGACAAGATGTTCGCTAAGTTCCCTGCTGGAAGTGGGGGAGGAACAGAAGTGGGAGACTGCGTCAAAGAAGTGGCTGACATGATAAGTAAGGGAATGTGGGGTAAGCACCCCATCAATGACATCGGAGCCAGCGTTGAGATTGTCATTGTAAATGACGGTCAAGACCATGTAAGTGGTGTTCCAGAAATCACTACCCACGCTTTAATGTTCCAACATTATGAAGGCCTTAAGAACGAAGGCTTGCAGGAGTTCTGCTTGAAATCGGGTGGGACATTTAACTATGTAAAAGCGTAAAAAATATAATGAAGGGTATATACCTATACCGCTACAATAACGTCTATAATGATCGGAAGATAAGACCAGGCTTCTGTATAGGTGAGAGAATTTTCGTAGTTTCGTCTACGAACAAATCTCAAACAATACTAGAAGCTGAATACAACGATCAGAAAGTGCATCTAAAAGAAGCACCACTACCCCATAAACTAAAAAGATATACTCAAGGAGATATCGGGGTACTGAAAATAAGAGACGAAGATTTGCACAAACTACAGTCCATTGTAGATTGTGACGAGTATATATTTGATTTAATCCCAACAACTTAACGGCTGTATAGGTAATTGGTAGGAAAAGTCCTACCAAAAAACCTAACACAGTTAAAATCACTAATTTATTTTTTACTCTATGTCACAGACACAGAAAAATCTCCACACACTCGCCATTATCGCGAAAGTTTTCGACACAGAAGATGCGTTCTTCACATTAGCGAATAAGAACGACGATGGAACAGACAAACACTTGGGGGATGTCGCGTCATTCGCCGTAGCCGTTCCTCTTATAGAGGCGAAGTTAGGCGACAAGGATATGCAGCAGGCTGTAGAGGGCTTGAGCGTAGATTACCGTGCACGGGTGGCAGAGGCCATCCTAGACGGCACAATACCGCTCACGACACAAAACACAACAGCTTTCGTTGAAGAATTGCAGGAATTCTTCCTCGAAAATGGAGAAATCCCTGGAGGTGCGACACTCGCCACACCTCCAGAAGCAAAAGAGTTCTACTCGGCACTGGTGCTCGACACTGACCCCACTATGCTCTATGCAGCGGCTCCTGAAGATGTGGCGGAAGCAGTGGATGCGGTAGCGTCTGAAGAAGAGCAGGCTCCTGGTAACACTGAAGAAGAAGTGCTCATTGATCAAACTCCTGCCGAAGCACCCAATGAAACTCCTGCCGAGACTCCTACCTCAGAAGTACCTGTTGAGGAAGAGGCTGTTGAAACGCCTGCCGAAGAAGCTCCTACTACCGAGTCTGAGAATGGCTTGGTCACAGCAACAACGACATCCGGTATTGAATTGCGTGAAGCACAGGTGGATCTCGCCCTGCAGACAGTCGCTAAACTCACACAAGCAGTGGGGGATGCTGCACAAACCAATCTGGTTCAAGCCCGAACGCTTGAATTGATGGTAAAAAACAGTGCAGGCAGTCAAAAAACGGCTACAGTAGAAGACGCGGTAGTAGAGTCTGCCGCAGTACCTGCGGCCACTGAAGTCTAAGGAACAATTTATCATTCATCATTGGGGGAAGGGAAACCTTCCCCCTTCAAAGTTAATCACAATGCAACTAAAAGTAAAAAATACATCTGGAATAATGGTTCCAGACAAAGGGCAGGGCCCAGCAATCCTAATCACAGTGAACCGTGACGGAGAGCATATAAAGGTCAAGATCAACCTGCCGAAAGTGCCCGCAAGTGCTAAAATGGTCATGACTGCTATACAGGAGCAGTACGGAATACCATTTACGCTAAAAAATGTAAGTATGGTTAGTGTTTTTGTCGAACACATGACACTAGATGTAGTGTATAGAGACACGGGGTATGCTGTGGCTCAGATGCCTGCAGTCTACAGTATTAAAATGCGACCTATTTTCGAGATAAAAGAAACCAACATACTGACAACAAGGGGATCTACTGTAATAGACAGCGGCCTGACTAGTCTTGTAATAGTAAAGGCGGGCAGGGAAATCGGCAGCGCAGTGTTTGCTGGAGAAGTTGTAGTATTACGGTACTACAACGAGAGTATGGCAGTACAACCTAAAGACGTATACAGCCAATTTACCAGCCTGATGATGGGTGGAACCCAGGCCAAACCAGCGCCTAAAGACATCCCTCAAAGAGTCCTTTTGCAATACGTAGTAGAAGACTACCTGTGGAAGGTGGGCTACGAGAAAGCCCCAAAGCCTGTGCTGCCTGTAAGTTCACCACGCAGAGCAGTCTCTATACTGTGAGGCTTGCAAACTATATAGCGGTACCTGCCACCACCATTTTCGTAGGGGTAACCCTACTAGAGTACGAAGTCGACATAGACTTGATGGACAGGACAATAGTCCGCTTTAGATACTTGGCAGGAGGAACAGTATATTTCGATTTCAAAGTGTTCGTTATAGAAGGTGTTATGCACCCGATAGAAGAGCACGACGAGACTTTTCAACAAAACATTCAAAAGCTCAGTAAGATTGCTGAGACAATAAAATTTTAATTATGATATTACTATCCATCACTGGTGCGCTATGGCTGATGGCATCCCTTCTCATCGTTTTGGTGGTTGTGGTTGTCAACATGAACCTTAACCATAAAGCGGCCAGCCAAGCAAAGGTAGAGGCGGTTGCAGAGGTAACCGCTGCTGTTGAAGAAGTAGCTGTGGCTACAAGTGCCCTACGCACAGTAACCAATGGCTTAAAAGCCTTGGCCCAGAGGTCGTTAACAAACGAACTAATGGTCTCAGTAGTTGCCAACGGCCTTAAGGGGTATGCTGGGGTACTATTCCCCAACACGTCTGTATTTTTTAAGCAGATAGGGGATGATTTCCTCTCAACATCTGATGTGATGGCATGGGTCAATGCTCAGCCAAAAACAATGCACCACCGTAGCGAAACGGATAGGGGGGCAGTTTCTTATTATTCTTGGGAGGTGAACGGGCAGCAAGTAATCTTAGAGGTTACCGAAGACCAAAGTGCTCCAAATATATTCGTTAAAGACGGAGTTTCCGTCCCATCCGTTTGTAAAGTTCAAGTGGCCTTTAGTCTGGTGAATTGCAACGACGAGTGTATCGACGTAATGCGTGTTCATTTCAAGGAATTCGATAAATTCAAAGTACAACGTCAGTATGGCACTTCTGCTCCTTTATATGCGCTAAGTTATACGGGGGGCTTCAAGCTCAACCCACTATCTGTAATTAATACAGAGACACGAATGGAGTACTATGCCCCCATTCTAATGGGAGGTACAGAGATGGACCCCCAAGTGTTTACGGATCAGGCCATTAAATACCTGAACCAAGGAGGGGGACGATCCCTAACTCTTTTTGGGCATCCTGGCACTGGAAAAACTACAATTGCTAAAACAATTGCAAGATCTCTAGATCAAACTGTAGCTGTGTTCGCAAGTGAGTTGATACTCACCGCTGTATCGGAAAATTACACCGAATTTGTGGCTTTTGTAGCAGGATTGGGGAAGAAAGTTATACTCATTATGGATGACTTCAACATGGAGTCTGCTGTAATTAGGGATATGTGCAAATTTCTTGACGGATTAGCCTCTCCTTCTATATCCTATGTATTTGTGACAAATACAGATGTAGCTGTGGCAAAGAAGGCATGCCCAGCCTTCTATCGCCCTGGAAGAAGCCTAGTAGTCGAGATAACCAAATTTAAGGTGGAAGCCGCGAAGCAAGTGGTTAACCTCATATCTGGAGGTAAAGTAACAACTTTACCAGAAGGAGTATCGTCCTTCTCATTGTCAGAAATCTATGACCAGGCACAAGCAAAAGGCAGCGGTCCAACTGCCTAGAGAAGCCACATTCAAGGGAAGTGTAGAAATAATATCAAAAAACGAAAAGACTCAAATACTTGAGGTTGCTGTTAATGGTATTAAGTTTACACTTCCCTGTTTTATCTTCCCATTCTGCATATATTGGAACCATCTACATCCAATGTACTACGCGTTGTACCATAAAGACTATGCAGAAGATTACATGTTAAAACCACTATTTGGCCCTAACGTCTTCAGAGATGAGGAGTCAAAGTGTGATTTAATCATATATAAGTGGAATAACAGATACCATCACCAAATGGTGGGAGATAAAGAACAAATAGAGGTAGACGACGAAATCAAGTACTTCGAGGCTGATGTAGGTAGAATGATGGATTTTCTGGCTCCGCAATACGCGGTGTCTATGTTTGAAATCATTGTACGTTATCAGCTGACAAGAAGGGGTAAGAAAATGTGGCTACATGAGCATATAAGCAGAAATGCCCAAGAGCCCCTAATTGGCTTACCTTCCCACATAAACCGAGTAATCATGTGTGAAGTAAACGGAACGCTATGGAGAATACCGATACAGGTCCTACATATAAAGTAGAACTACAATCTAACACAGGGTCTAGCCGATACTTTGTGCACGCTACCCCTGAATTTAAGTATGAAGACGGGAGTTCCTATGGCCCATCGATTATGGTCCTCAATAAGGGTAAAAAGATGTGGGAAATCCGCTGCACTACTATTTTTAGTAGAGAAGTAGCATACACTTCCCTGTTACGGGATAAATATTGCCCATTATGGTGTACACGGATGCCTAGGATGGAACAGGAATTGGCAAACGAGTTGCTTTGCAGGGAAAAACTGAATAATTATTTTCCAGTAGCAATAAAGCGAGCCATGGAAGAAAACCCTAACTTTGCATCCTCAGACCTACTAAAAATAAATTTCGATAACCTTCAAGGGAGCGACCATATACAAATCGCCGCTCTCTTGGCATCACCTAAAAATTTATGCAACCAATTGTTTATTACGCCAGAACAATTCTGGTATTACTACTTATACTGCTCACCAGATGCGGTGGCAACGAAGCCCTGCCACAGGAGTTTACAACTCCTCAAACTAATCCAGAACTTACAGGGTTCTGCGAAGAGTGTGAGGTGGAAGTCTTCACCAAGTTCATATTAGAAAATCAATCCATAGTGGAGGAACCTAAGAAGTTCCTTATTACCCCAGAGAATATTGTTGTCGATTTAGATACGGTTCATATATCACAAGGGGATATATTTTCACTAGGGGATGGGGCTGTTGGATATCGAATAAATCATTTCCCACGAAAAGTGGTGGAAATATATTCGGTTCGGGTTGACACAACAAATCAAGTAATTTACCTAGGTAACATAGCGTACACAGCCGTTTTACCATCCAATTCAAGGAAGGTTACTAAGACGCATGTAGTAAGGCCTGGAGAAACCCGAAAAGTCTTACAGGCATTAGGGATTCCTAGTGAAGCCATTCCAAAAATCCCAAAAGTGGGGCAAATCATTAACTATTAATTCACTAACCATGGACGCAAAAAGAAGATGGTTGAAAGGGGAGGGGTTTGAAGACCTCGGTATTGACCCACTCCCCGATTTCCCCACCCCTGATGAAAAGGAAGAAGTTTTTCTCTACGAAAAAGTAAACACAGCACACAACAGGTTCCATGGAATCATTGTAGAAGCACGTAGGGTTGTTCGTAAGTACCAAGATATTGCAGTGTACAATAATAAAAGAAAAATCAAGTATGGCAGGGCCAAAAAACAAATCACTGTATACACCCGCAAAATCGAAGAGCTTAGGCAAGAGATTCAAGTGCAGGCAGCGTACCTACGGGGAGCTTGAATTGGCAATGAACCGCCTAGGTATATTTATAGCAGAAGAAGAGGGCATGCATAGAGTATTTGCTCCTCAACACACAAAAAAAAATTTCTTTAAGGAAATAAATTTGTGCAGTCAAAATAAATCCATACTTTTGTATGAGTTATTGACTCGCCTAAAGAAACTGGCTAATGATCAAAAATAATTCACAGGTAACAATAGGGGTCTTGGTGGACCCATTAAAGTTGCCCGATATATCCAAACTCCTAGAGTTGGGATACAGTGTTAAGTTAATTTTACCTGGGGACAGTACCAGTAAAATGGACTACCTGTACATTCCCCACTTTGAGGGGTTCTCTACCAATATCCCACACTTCTTCAATTACCCACATGGGAAACCCCCAATTGGTAATTGGCCAAACCACATAGAAGGGTTTGTACGTGACAAGCATTACAGATATTTATATGACCGTAGTGTAAGGATAATATGTGAAGGGAACTCCTTTATTATGATGGCCTGCATGTGGCAGGTTGCGAACGAGTTGACAGTAAAACTAATTATCGAAGGGGGGATAGTGAAGATAAGCGATTATCGCGATCCTATCCAATTCGATGATAAAAAGAGATGCTTCGTGGCTAACAACGCCATGTTGATAGGTGGGGAGTATATTTCATGGGACTTAGAGTTCCAGAAATTACTACTGCCAAGAGAGGACTTGGATGGACCAAGGCCTGTTTCAATTCTAAGTTAAAATGAACAATATTGATGAGCGAGCTGTTACTTACTTAAGTAACAGTGGATTGGTAGTTTTGAGGTCCGCCAGGACTGGAATGGCGCTAAATGTGTCATACAGCGAGGTGGGACTGACATGAACTACTGATAAAAGGGGCGTTAACTTGTATTACGATAGGAACGGAAATAAATCAGACGGCGTAATAGTCGAAAAGTTTGTTCCTCGTAACCATCCAAATACAGGTGCCCAAGTGGCGGAGTTCTTTGTAGTAAACAAAGCTTACAAGCTTTTATACCCCGCTAACTAGAAGTGCTTGGAACTAGAGCACTAGTAAATACAAGACAGCAAACATATGAATGACATACGATTGGCACTACAGGGTATAATGGTCGCAGCACTTATTAGTTTTCAAATAAAACAAAATAGGATTATCGACGACCAACGTGATGCTCTTGAACACCTTAAAATGGAGGTTTTAGAGTATGGTGGAGTAACAGACTCCATTAAACTACAACTAGATACACTACTGAAAATACACCCATGAAAGAATCCGAAAAGTAAAAAATTCGGTAGCTGCAAAGCTAACTTTCTAGGGTTTGTACTGTATAGAGGTGTAAACACGGATATTTGTAGTGCCTTAAAAACAGCACTGGGGGAGTACAGTGGTCCCAAGGCAATGATAACCTCACTTCGTAGGAATTGGGGGACAAAGTCAGAACATGAACATGGCAAAGCCTGCGACTTAGATTTGTCTCAAGACCTTGTAGATTATTTAGTATCAGAATCTGGTAAGAAATGGCTACAAGAACATGGGCTAACTATGTACATCGAAGGCAAGCCAGGATGTAAAGAGGTGGAAACTTACGCTACACGCGAGGAATGTAAGCCTTATATATTTTACAACCCCAGCGCTACAGGAAGTCACATACATATAGAAATGTAAGTATGAAGGTAGGGCAGATGGTACCAGTGTACCTTGACCCTTATCAAAATTTAGGTTACGAAGGGGAGGCTGAACTTGTGGAATACATGGGTAAGGGCCTTCCCTTCATCCTAGATGAGGTGCCTGACAAATACCAAGTTACCTATCAACACGATAAGTGAAAGGTGAAGTTAAATAATTTCACCTGCATTAGGAAGATACGTAGGGTGGTATCTAGTAAGGGAGTGGTAAGGAATATGGATGAGTTTACGAGCTCATCTTACAAAATAGACAGATTTTTAGAAATCGATGGCAAAGAAATTTACTAGGTATTTCGTAGGGGACTATAAGATTGACGGCTTTATTAATATTAGTTTAGTTGAGGCTTGTAGTAAAATAAAAGATAAGGTAGCCCTGGACACGGAAACTACTTGGGATGAGGCCAAAGAGATTCTTACTGTACAGATAACAGGTAAAGATTATACTATACTAGTGGATGTTCAGGAAGGATTTTCTAAGATGCTCCTAGGGAAGTTAAAAAAGATAGGGTGGATTTGCCATAATGGCAAATTCGATTATTCTGTGATAAAAAGACACACAGGATACGTACATAATGATGTAGATGATACCATGGTTATGGGGCAGTTAATTAAGTTAGGTTTAACAAACCCTAAAGGTACTTTTTCATTAGAAAGTATGGCTAGGGAATATGTTGACAAGTATGCGTATACGCTACAGACTGACTTATTTGATTACACTGTAACTAAGGACATCCGACGAACATTTGGTGGGAAGCTAACCCCACAGCAAGCAGCATATGCTGCAAAAGACACAGAATACACGTACACACTATATGAAGTCCTACATGCTAAAATGGAAAAAGACGGGTTACTGGATGTCTACAACCTAGTCGAAAAGGAATTTATTTTGGTTTTAGCGGACATGGAACTTAATGGTGTGGATGTTAACCGCGATAAATGAAATGCTTTAATTAAGCACCAGGAAAATGAAATTGAAAAGTCTCTGGAAAAACTTTCGGTGTATGGGGATATCAACTGGAACTCGCCAAAGCAAGTTCTAGATTTGATGAAAAATACTGGTGTATCAGTTTCGTTTATAGATAAGAAAACAGGTGAAATAAAAGAGGGGGTAAACTCCACTGTCCTGTCTAAGATTGATAATGAACTTGTACATTTGTATTTGGAGTATAAGAAGTTAATGAAACTTAAGACATCATATGGTGAGAAATTTCTATCAAAGATTAGCCCACTTACTGGCAAAATCCATAGTAGTTACATGCAAATGGTGGACACGGGACGAACTTCATCGTCTAATCCTAATATGCAGCAAATTCCTAGGATGAATGAGTACCGCAACTGTTTTGAAGCAGGAGAAGGTTATTCCTTTGTAACTGCTGACTACTCCTCACAAGAGGTGTTAATAGCTGCGGATTTATATGGGGAGACTAAAATTCTTGACTGGTTTAAGGAAGGAGTTGATTTGCATTTGAAAACTGCAAGTGTAGTCTGGGGTGAGAATATGATTCCATCACTACATAGGCAGATTGCGAAAACCATCGTATTTACAATTCTGTATGGTGGTGGTCCAGGAAAGATTGCAAGTCAATTCGGATTGCCTATGAAGGTGGCTAGAAAGGCCGTAGAGGACGTTAAAGCGTTGTACCCTACTCTGATAGAGGGATTGGAAAAGAAGGCCGCACAGGCCCTAATAGATGGTTACGTAATAACCAACAATTACTCTAAAAGGAGAATACTATTTGAAGGGCATGACGAGTACCTAAAAGCTAAGAAAATTTATTCGGACTTAATTGCAAGGGGCTACGAGAACCAAGCGATGAAGGAATGGATTAATAAGTTTGAATCCCAAGTAAGGAGAAAAGCATTTAATTACCCAATTCAGTCAACTGGAGCGGATATGATTAAACTAGCTGGTAATCTCTTAAGAAAATTAAGCAGTATCCACAATTTCGAGATATGTATCTTAATCCATGATGAATGGGTTATTAGGTGCAGGGATGAAGATGTGGAAAAAGTAAAGCAAGTAGTTAGCTCCGCCATGATGCAGGCTGGGAAACTCTTACTAAAAAATTGCTCACCAAAGAGTGACACTTCTCACTCTACAATATGGACAAAATAAATGTCGGATCTATTAATTTCAATTCTCGCTGTCTGCGGGATTATTGGCGTGGCCATAGTACTCATCCGCCTAAAAAACTCAAACCCGGATGAAAAACTGACAGATTTAATTCTGAACCAATTCCGAAATGATTTTTCGGGGTGGTTGCTAGTCATCCTACTGATAGCCACAGTGGGGGAATGTCTTGTTGCGGCCACTACCCATTTAGCGGGGGCTAAGGTGGAAATTAATCCTATAGCTAGGATTATGACTCATATAATCCTAGGATTTTACCAGTTTGTATCTGGTATGATTATTGCCTCCACCATGGCAGCAATCTATGACAGTTTTATTAAGTCGAAATTCGGGACAATGTTGATAAACGTCATTATCATGGGGGTTTCTTTTTTGGGGCTGTTTCTACCGCCCTACTTCAACTTGACCATAATGGCTGCGGGTTTGGGAGAAATTCCACACCTAGGATTGTTTTACTCATGGATATCCCCGTTCACTAATAAACAGGAGTATGTGCAAGAGTGCTTGCAAATGGGATTAAGGGTCTACACCTCTCCTTGGGCAATACTAGCTGCTCCAATAATCTTAATGATCGCCACTATAGTAGTACACTATTTAATCTTAGTGGTGGAGATATTCTACTCACTAGGAACTAATAGCGAGAACTACATGAAGGATGATAAAGGGCAGCAAAGTACAACCCCTGCTAGTAGCGGAGATGATAAGCCCAAGAATCCAGACAAGGATAAATCTGTTGTGCTTAATTTGCTTAAGTATATCGGTATAACTGATAAGACCAAAACAGACAAGATATACGCAGAGGTGGTGGAAGCAAAGGATAGATACTCGTCATCTGATGATGAAGCAGAAAAAGAATCTGCAATCAAACTAATGCTAACATTTGCTGAAATCAGCAACAGGATTAACGAGGGTAAAAAACCCGAAGTCGACGCTGTTAGAGCTCTCTTTGAGGATTCCATCCTTGATGGTGGCCTAGGTATAGTACTCCCAAACTAGTTACCCGTACATTCACATGTATAAATAGGTCGTCGCCACACTTTGGCAGGAAGGTAAAGAAGTGCACCTTAGGTGCGCAGTGTGTTTGTATGAACACATGCTTTAAATGTGATACACTTATTAGTTCCACTAAAGAACTATGCGACATGTGTATACACAGTCCTTGCCAAGAGTGTGGTAAGACGGCCAATTTAACAGTGGGTGTATGGGTAAGCCCTGCAGAAGACAGAGCAGTTGCAAAAGCAATGTGTATTGACTGCTTAAAAGAGCATCATGTAACGTGCAAAACTTGTGCGGAAGTATACCCTTCTACGACTGTCCATGATTGTGTAAGCGTTGATAACGGCCCTAAACTAGGTAAATGTTTTAAGTGTAATTTGTTTAAGAAAATAAATTCGGATAATATATGCAGAGGTTGTACCTTTGGTATATGCCCCGGTTGTGGGGATGATTTATTGGCCGATACTACATGCAAGTCTTGTAACAGGAAATGCCCAAAGTGTGACGTATACTTAGGTAAAGACAGAGAATGCGATCATTGTGGGAGTATTTTCCCAAATTACTGCTTAATATGCAGTGAACACACCATAAATGGATCTAAGTTCTGTCTAGAGCATTCAAATGTTTGCTCTAATTGTAAGTGCAGATTCGAGAGTAATGACTACACCAAGACTCTCTGCAATACATGTGAAAAGGATTCAGCAGATAACTGCTTGAGATGTGGCGCATATGTTAGGCTACCTGGAGGATATGACTTGACTCGTGAAGGTTTATGTGACAATTGCGACAGCAGAAAAATACATTATTGTGCTAGGTGCGCAACAAGTCGGGTATCTTCAGGAGGCGAAATATGCAGAGGCTGTAAGTTAACTACACACGAATGCCAGGTGTCTGGGTGTAATACCCAAATATCGGCTAAATATAAAATATGTAATGCCCATAACTAATGAAAACCATCAGAGATGCCGAGCAATTGGATTCGGTAAATAAATTAGTAGAACATAAACACGTCACAGTGCTTCTCCCGACAGGATATGGTAAGACCAGGGTCGGTCAAATGGCAGTAGAGCTTATTGGAGGAGAAGTACTGATCGTCTCATCTAGAGTAAATTTAGTTGAGGCATGAAAAAAAGTGGTGGGGGGAAAGGCTGAGGTTACAACAATTAATTCAGCGTACAAGCAGAAGAAAAGCGTTAATCTACTCATAGTTGATGAGGCGCACCGAAGCCTTTCCCCAGCCTACAGGAGTTTATACTCCAACATAAGCAGAAACTACACCTTACTGTTAACAGCAACAGCCCCATCTAATCTAGAGTACCTGGATTTTATGGTGAGCATTGCGCCAATAGCAAAGGAGAAAACAGTTGATGAAGCCCTAGAAGATGGGGCAATAAGTGATTTCACGGTATACAACATAGCCTTACCCAACGATAAGTCGAATGGGAAGAGGTACTCAGTGTTCAACGCTAAATTAATTCAAGCGTCTAAGAATTTAGCGAGATTAGCCAAAGAAAAAAACCTGGAATATTCATCCCCCTTCGAGAACGCTAAACACTATAGAAATCATCCTGATAAGGAGGTTAGTAGTGCTAGTAAGGAATTTTGGGGGGCAATGACTATGCGGAAGCAAGCGGTATGAAGTAACGGTAACAAGATGGACGCCGTTATAAAGTTGGTTAATCAATACCCAGGGAGAAGATGGATAATCTTCTTCAAAAGTATTAAAGAAGCTGAAATTTGCGGAAAACTACTACCTAATTCAGCAGTTTACCATTCTAAGATGAGCAAGAAAGCAAAAGCAGAGGTCCTTGAAAGGATGGAAACTGGTAAAGTAAGTAGGTTAATAGGTGTTGATGCTCTAAATGAAGGGTTAGACATTCCTAGTCTAGATGCTGGCATTTCAGTGTCAGGAGACTCATCGTTACTGGTATTTACCCAAGCTCTTGGGCGTACAGTGAGGTTAGGTAAGGATAAGAAAGCCTTATTCTTTAATCTTTACACTGAAGGAACAAGGGAAGAAAAATGGGTAAAAACTAAAACTTTAAAAATTAAACCTATATGGTTGAAATCAATTCCGACCTCCCCAGATACCCTTGGAGGCTAAGACGGTACATTGAACATGACTTTAGGTTTGTTGATGACACATGGTTGCCTAATGTCACGGCAGGGGCGAGAATGGGAGAGTGTTACTTCCACGTAAATGAAGTGAGGACAACACACTCTATGTCTACAAGTGAGTATAATGAACTTAACCTTCACATATTTGCCTGCGAAGAATGTCAAAATAGCATCAAAACAGAAAAAAAGAAAGTCATGGAAAGAAAGAATCATAAAATCTTGGACAGGTATACTATGATACATAATTATGGTCTTCCACGATTAGGTAACTACTACTCACATGCTAAATATTATGATGGTATGGACCTTAGTGAGTACTGTATCCTCTGTGAAACTGCCATGCCTATGTTTTCGATAATAGTAAATATACCAGTATCTAGGGAATACTCTAACTTGAACAACGAAACTACAGGAGGCAGAGTTAAAGTTTGTGATAGTTGTGAAACATTTATCAAAAATACAAGCGGTAGGAAAAGAGAGAACCTCTTTTCCTTTAGGAGTTACAGCAGAGTGTGCGCACACTGCAACGAAGATTATCTCATTGATAACTCTGAAAAAAGTTGGAGAAAATTTGCAGTCATCGCAGATTATACATATCTTTGTGGTGAATGTACAGCGATCCAAAGAGCACACGACTCAAGAATGAGCCCATACACTATAGGTATAGGAGTTACTCAAAGGTATAATCACTTCACCTGTGAATGTGATATAGTACAAGAAATTGACTTGATGCTTAGCAGGGAACAACTAGACTGGGACTTAAAAGGCCAGTCATACCTTTGCAAGATCTGCAATCACGAAGGTAAGGCCCCCATCATAGTAAAAAGAAGCGCAGACAAAGTGGTTTATGTCTTTAACAACAAAAGAGACTACATCTACAAGATGGTATTTCATAACCATAATGTAACCAAAGTGCTAAAACTTGAAACTATTAAACCTGATTTCAATTTACAAAGAAAAATTGATTTTGATTTGGATTACCCTTTCTAATGGAGGAGATAAAAGTTATCCATATTGGTAGGTTTTGCGTGCAGGTAACTAGCCAGTACAGGCCAAGTAACAATACAAACACTGTGATATGTTACTTTTTTGTAGGCTCCTACCCAGGAAAAAAGGATGAAGCTAAATCTATTAGGGAGTATGACATAAATTTCTCTCTGTACTACAATATACAGGATGAATGTGAATCCCTGGAAAAAATATTATTTCGTTACTAGGTATGGCAAAAAAAAATATCAAAGATAACATAAAGTTCAACTACAAGGATTACAAAATACATGTCTACAGAAATGAGGGTTTATGGAATGTTCAGATATATTACTATTTGAAGGGAGGTAAACGGAAAGTACTGGTCTCCAGCAACGGTTCCCAACAGACTAAAGATTTGTGGGAAACGTGGGGTAAAGCAATAGATGATCTAAAAAGAGCGGAACTCGACCATATAACGAATGGTCGAGAAGGCATAAAAGAATATGTATTTTACTAATAAATTATACAAAACGGTTACGAAATTACTTCTTGATTTAGAAGAATTTGCGTATCTTTACTCTCTGTATTTAGACGAGGATTGGGGTAACTACCCAACAACAGAGAGTATGAATAAAATGAAAACTTTAGGGTTTTTAGATAGGGCTGGTAACCTCACCAACACTTTCTATGTTTTAGTAACAGAATTAGAAGGTGGGGTAGAATCTGATGAGGATGAGTTCGAGAAGTTCTGAAAGGCATACCCTCTTGACAATAGTTTTGGCAGATTTGAGTCAACTAGAGTCATACGGACAAATCGAGATGAATCTAAACTAGAGTTTACTAAAGCGAGGTTAAGGTATGACCTCGATGTGATAATAGAAGGGCTTAAAGCCTACTATGAATATCTAAAGAAAACTTCCTATACTGAAAACAAAGTTACATATATGAAGGGGCCTAGTAGTTTTCTGAAGTCTAAAACGTTTCTAGATTACGAAGTGGCAGCCCCAGCAAGAACGGTAACCTATGGAACAGATCTCGCTTAATGTAAGACACATATCTCATGCAGCTACCTCTTCCAAGAAATTTATCCATTCTCTACGAACAGGGGAGATAAAGTCACTTAAGACCTCTAAAAGTAAGTTTAACAAGACTTTCTTGAATGGCCTTGATTGGTGAAGGATAACAACAGTTGCGGGCTTGCCAGGAAGTGGTAAGTCCACATTCTTATCAGAGTTGCGAAGAGATTTCATTGCGTTGAACAAAGACCAGAATTTTGAAATACTTTCGTTTGAGTTCGAGATGCGCATGGAAGACCAAATTGCTAGAGATTTATCTAGCAGTTTAGGTGTAGGCCTAAAGGAAATATATTCCTCTGAAACTCCAATATCACAGGATTTATACAACAAAATTGAGAATGAAGTTGAGAATATTGCTTTGCTGCCTATATTCTATGTAGATAAGGTTGGTACAGCGAGAGATATTACTCAGACAATACTTAATTTTGCTGAGGTTAGAAATCTCCAAAGTGAAAACAAAGGATTAGTAGTGACTATTGATCACACCCTCCTAACTAAAAACAATAAAGGAGAGGCTGAAAAGCAAAGGGTGGACGAACTTTATTTATCACTCGTGGAATTAAAAAAACATTTTTCACACGAAAATATCAAAATAATGTTCGTACTTTTGTCTCAACTTAATCGTGATATACAAAGTAACGAGAGGGTATCAAACCCTAAATTACACTACCCCACCCAGAATGACTTATTCGCATCATCTTCAGCGTATCAATGCTCTGATTATGTTGTGATACTTCATAGGCCTGTGGTGGTTTCAGGAATGGGTGCATACTATGGGCCCCCAAGAGATGGGTTTCCACATGGACTTCCAGTAATACACCCCACTCTAAATAAATCCATGATATATCTGCATGTTATTAAGGAGCGGTTTGGAACTCCAGTAGTGATAGCATGTATAGAGCAATTCAATAAGAACCAAATAAGCGAGAGAAACCCAAATGAGTAGATTAATAATGATTTCGGGATTCCCATCAACAGGGAAGACCACAGGAGTAATGACGTTAGATCCTAAAAGCACAGTATTCCTAGATGGCGATGGCAAAGGAATGGCTTGGGTGGGGTGAAAGAAAGATTACAATACTGCAAATAAAAATTACTTTAAGGTCAGCACTGCAAAGCAAGCTGAGACTTTTGTAAAGAGTATCCATGATAAGGTGCCAGAAGTTAAGGTAGTAGTTATTGACACCATCTCTACTTTAATGACAAATGCAGAGATGGAGATACTCAAGAACCCATCAAGAGACCAATGGGCTGACTTAGCAAGCGAGGTCTATGATCTGTTTAAAGCAATTAGAGACTTGAGTCGGGAAGATTTTACAGTAATCGTAATGTCTCATGTAGAGGCTTACGAGATGAATGGTGCGCAATGCTTAAGGATAAAAACTAATGGCAAGAAGCTCACTAAGATTAACCTGAATTCATTTCTCACATACAATCTCTATACAGATCTAACTTTTGACGCTGGAGAGCCACTTTATGAATTACAGACCAATTCTAACGGAATAAATGAGGCTAGGTCTGTGATGGGAGTATTCCCACCAAGAATTCCCAACGACTTGAAGTTCGTTGTGGACACAATTATAGAAAAAGAAGGATAAAACAATGTTTCAAGCAAAATTAATTTTCGAGAGCGACCTAGCGTCGGTAGGTAGTATACCAGTAGGGATACACGAAGGTGTAACCTTTAGCGGACTGGTAAAGGATGGAGACTCCATAGATATCACATTTATAGATACAGAAAAACGGTTTGCGCGTAAACGGTTGTTCAAACCAACTGGCGCAATGCCTTTCGAGAAGGCTGATAAAGTGATGGAAACTCCCGCCGAAGCGCTTGAACGGGAACAACACAGAAATGTGGTCGCACTGACCTACGTACTAAGTGTAGTAGGGGACGAAGCGAGCATAGACAAATTAACCGCGAAAACGTACACGGAATTTGCAGAAAAAGCAATCACTATAACCAACGGCTTTAAAGGGACAAAGGTAAATCTAAAGGTTGTACCTAAAGTAACCAAAAAGAAAGAGGGTGGAACCACTGTGTATGCTAACATACCAGCATACAATGGGTATATGGAATTGTACACAGAAGGGGTCCCCTCAACTTTAAATTTTTCACAAAAAGAACTCAAAGACATTGCAAGTAGCAACTCAGACGGTAAAAAAGAAGAAGCCCCTGACCACCCATTCTAACCTTGAGGTGTGGAATGAAACTATGAGAAGTCTGGGGCTGAGTACACGAGAAGCTGGAATTTTCCTGTTTCTAGTATTAAAAATGCATCATTCCACTAGGGTGAATAGAAAGGATGTTTATGTCCGCAAATTCTACCCACCAATAGCCACGCTATATGAAAGTATCAGATTTCTTAAAGAAGAACAGCGAGGAGATAATACAAGTAGTTCAAGAGCAAATCAATGAATTTGTAGTCGTAAGGTTCTCCTATTCAGGAGTTAACAGTCTAAACAAAAAAGTAGGTGGTACGGGGATACGAGTAGTGTCCCCGTACATCTGCCCAATATGGCAAATTGAGTGTTATCTTATGGAAACAAAGAGATTAAATACAGTAGAAATAACAAAATCAAGTGTCGAACCATACGAACCAATCACTACAATTCAGAGCTAAAGACTGAATAATAACAACCAAAACCTACCTGGACTTAACTCAGGAGCAAATTCTTAGCTTCTATTTAGGTCTAGAGATAAAATTGGGTGTGCTTTTCCGCAATCCACTAAGGAAAGATAATAATCCTAGTTGCGGTTTTTACTACAGTAAAAATGATACCTTGTTCTTTCATGACTTTGCGACTGGAGTGCACTACTCGTGGGCATCAATAGTTCGGTGCAAGTACAACCTCACTTATGCACATGCGTTGGAGAAAATAAGAGAAGATCGAAACTTGATTAAGGCTGTAAATGTAAGCAAGTTGGAGGAAGAGGATGTGGAGCTTGATGTAGTAGTTTCCGAAAAATTACACCCATACTTTTCCCTGTTTGGGATCACGCCAGAGACTCTAAAGAAGTTTAATGTACATGGCGTCCAGAGCGTGTACAGAAATAAGAAAATACAATTTCGAGCGACTACCGACAATCCAATTTTTGCTTATTACTTTCCATCAGGAAGAATCAAATTATATAGGCCATTGAGTCCAGATAAGACTAAGAAATGAAGAGGCAATTCGTCTATAGACGACATAGCTGGTTTACAGCAACTCCCTAAAAAGGGCAAACTTCTAATAGTTACAAAGTCTATGAAGGATGTGATGGTTCTCTATGAAATGGGGATTCCTGCGATTTCGTTTAATGGAGAGGGTATGGGCTATCGAGATGGGATTTTTGAGGATTTATTCAACAATTTGAAAGAAAGGTTTGAACATATCGTAGTGTTGTATGATAACGATGAGAGCGGTCTTAAGCATGGACACAGATTGAGCGGAGAATATCGTTTAAAACTAATGTTCTTATATGCAGCGAAGGACATATCAGATTTAGTGAAATTGCGGAAAAGCCACTTTTCATTTCGCTACTTAAAAAAGCGCTTGTCCAAAGTGCTAAAAACAACAAATTCAAACTATGAAGTCCCATATTAGCGCAATCATCGTGATTATCGTGACTGCTTTTTTAACTGCACTTTTAGTACATGCTGTTAACCCCACAACGTACACTCAAAAAACAACAATAGTTTACACAGAGCATTCTGACAGGGGAGAAGAGGTGGTGAGGGATACGCTGGTAGAATTCGGGGTCACTCGTTTCGATAGGCGTATAGTAGTGCAAGAAATTATGCAGGACTCCATGCAGTACTACAGGTACGACCAAGGAGAATCCATAGCGGACACGATTTATTTTGAAATTTTAAAATTTTAACTGTTAATATGCATATGCAAAATCTATTAAACATCCTCGAAGAGGACCAAGCACTGACACAAGATAAATTGATGCTGATGGAGTTGGCCAAGAAGACTGGCTTCAACGTGCCAAGTTATCTACCTGTCGGGAACTCCTTCTCTGAGAGAGAATTAGATTCACTTGATTGTGGGTATGGTACACGTATCATGGCAGGTGGTCAAATCGGCGAAATGGGAGGCGGTTTCATACAGAAGTTAACCTCCATTGGTAAACACGCTGAAACCCCAGGGTCAATCATTCAGGCGAATGTTAATCCTAAAACCGTAACCTCTGTCACAGTATGTCCTGCAGCAGCTTCCCAAGGAAAAGTGTACTTGGGCGACCCTACGAACTACGTTAAACATGGGGTAGTGAATCACGAACAAGTGAATCCGCACGCTGCAAAAACAGCTATGGGCGTGGCCAGGGCTTTAGACCTAGCAATAGCGGTGGTTGTACTTGCTAAAGCCCCGAATGGAGGGTACTCAGTGGTGGATGCCAATACTCTGGAAATAGGCGAAGTGCCTAAAGAGTTGATTCCATACATTGTAAAAAACGCCATGGAAGATAGAATAGTGGGGGCTATAGCAGAAGTAATTGTCGAGGACGCGGTAGAAGAAGCAGTAGAGCAGATTGAAAATACTGGGGCACTAAGAGGTCCAGTGTCATTAAAGTAATGCAAAAATTGAGATCCCCCTTGGAAGATAGGGCATGAGACAAACTGACTGAGGCGAATATAAGTTTTACTTACGAACCTGTGAGTATAATTCTTTCGCCTCAGTTCAGTTTTGAAGGAGATGTTTACGAAGGAAGAGGTAGGCAATTGGTAAAGAAAAGGAAATTGGTCTTGCCAATAACCTATAAACCAGACTTTGTGGGTAGTAACTGGATAATGGAGGTAAAGGGGCATAGACGCCCTGATTTCGATTTGAGGTGGAAATTGTTTAAACATATGCTCCACACCTTAGGTGCTCCTTATACATTATTAATGCCTAGGAACAATAAACAATTAGACGAATGTATAGAAATCATAAAAGAACTAGGTGGACAAGATAAAACAATACTTCCAAACCAAGAGGGTATCAAACTCCCTGCTCTCAGCGCTACAAAATCCCCGCTACATGAAACTTCAGATGGATGGGGTAATAGTGGAAGAGGAGAAATCCTTCTTTAGTGTAGGCGCAGCAGTGGATTGTCTTCTAACCTCACCAGAGCGTTGAGAGGAAGATTTTAGGGTAGTGGATATAGAAAAGCCGACTAGCTTCATGGCTAATTTTGTTAACGCCTTACCCGAAGGTATATCCCCGATGTCTCAAAAAGAAGACTATGAAGAAGCCTACAATAAATCGGGATATAAAATTTCCTTAACAAGGGTTATTGGGATGTTCTGAAATGATCATAGTGCTGTAGCGTACTATAACGAGGTGCGTAGTAAGGATGAGCGTATCCTCCTAACCAAGGATATGATGGCTTCAGTAAGTAAAGCTAAAGAACTACTACTATCAAACCCCCCCACAATTGGTTACTTTCAACTGTCAGAGTATGGGGATGAATTAATGCACCAGGTGGATATTTATTTTGACTTCAAAGGTGTTGAATGTAAAGCTTTATTAGATGGGATTAGAATTAATCACATTGATAAAACCATTCAGCCCTTTGATTTAAAGACAACAGGCAAATCTGTGCTTGATTTTCCAGATTCCTTCCTTTCCTTTGGATATTATAGACAATGTGCATTCTATGAGCAAGCGCTGCTCAGTGGGCAGTCCCCAATAAAGCACTTACTAGAGGAAGGATATAAACTTCTCGACTTTGTTTTCATAGTCGCAGAAACAAATGTGAAATCGACAAGATCTGCAATAATATTCGTCACTTCCCCCAACGATCGTTTAGCTGGTCTGAAGGGGGGAAAGATAGGCACCAGGACATACCCAGGTATAGAGGGCTTATTAGACGACTACCTATGGCATAGCAGTAACGACTACTGGGATATGCCCAAGTATCTCTTCGATTCAGGAGGGGTAATAAAACTAGACGTGTTCGATGGCGTACAATAAAACATCAGCTTTCCTGACTCCACTCATTGGAGTTAGTGGATTAACCACAGAAACATTTGAAAATACTTATATTGGTGAGGGTAACACCTTACAGGTAGTATATAGTACTTTCGATGAACAAACACATAACAAACTCTCTACTGCCCCCACATTCGTCAACATGCAGAGAGACGGGGAAAAAGCCGTTTATACGTTCACTATAAGCGAGGGTGACTATAAGAAGGTTGTCGAACCCTTTATTAAGGGTAAATACACACAAGTCGACAGGACTTATGTGGACAAACACTTTCCTAGGAACCCCACCCATCCTCTATACTCTAATAGGCTGATATTTGATGCAGACCCTGCGATGGTCGAGTACTGGGCTTTAAAGGGAGTTGATATTACACTAAATCCTTCAGGAGAAGTCTGGAGCATACCTGATTTAACAGTAGAAAAATATGAGTTTAATGGATTCACTGCTTGGACGCAAACCAGCACCTAAACCAGAGCCTAAACCAGAGGCTAAAAAAGTTGAAGTTCCAACGGATGCCCAAACCACTAGAGCACTAGCACTACTAAAAGAAGTGAACGATAAAGGGCTTAAAAAGTTCTGCTGTGATAAATTAGCAATCACTACAGAGCAACTTGCGGAATTACGAAAAAATGCCTCAGTTAAACCTGAAGGCAAGACTGAAACAACAGATGAAGTCTACACCTCACACCTTAAACTCCTCAAAGAGTTATATAATAAGCACAAGGACAAGATTGGATCAATCAACATCCTAACTGAGGGAGAGATTAGAATGAAAATGTCTAAACTCGTAAAGGAAGACTTCCCGAAAGGGAATGCGGATATAGCTGGAATAATATTTTTAGCTATGCGTCTCATTGTAAAAAGAAGAACCTAATCACTAACCTAGGGCCAGTACATTTAAGTACTGGCCCTTTTTTATTTTAATTATGGACACAAAACAAATTGTATTTCTTGCATTCATGGGCTTAGGAGTATTAGTCCTTCTACATGAGTTTGTAAAGGCGTTGGATATAAATATGTCGCGCAAATTTTTAGACCCAGAAGAGGCTTTGAAGTATACCCCCTCTATAGTAGAAGCACATGGGATATTTATGAACCGTGTGGCTAGATACAAACGTAGTGGTGATGGTAATCAAATACCTACACTTACTGATTACCATATTAATTATGTTAGGGAACAAACATATATCAATAACGCTTGGGTATCAAAAAAAAAGAACTAACCATTTACGTAATGGATTTAATCAGTGAAATAAAATGATTACAACAATAATTAGTATCATATTCGCGCTAATAATAGTTTGGAGCTATTTGACCTTCTACAGAGGCAAACCCCCAAAAAAACAATTATCCGCCATAGGAGCATTAACTTATAACGCTCAAATTATATCCCTACATAACAAGTTTATGGCTGATGTAACGGCGATAAAAGTTAATGGTAGCCCCGATACAGTATCTCTGAGGATAGCGCTACACGTTGAGGAGATTACTGAAATCCTAGATTCTAAAAACATCTTTGTCTTTAGAAGGCATTTAATTAACCATTTACTAGAAGAAGTATCAAATATATATTAATTATGATTCTGCTAGTCCTACTAATATTAATATTTATCACTGTAAATTTGATTATAACTTTTGTAACTTCAAAAGAGTTTATAAGGGTGATAAAACTAATAAAAAGTTCAGGGGTGTTAATCCTTACTTTAGTAGTTACTTTTGTTCTACTTGTATGGTATTCTGCCCTTCACGCCATACATAACAAAGATAAAAAAAGATGAATTTGTATTTAAACGAAGAAGGTCATTTGTTTGACCTTACTGGAAAATTTGTAGGGGCGTTAGTCCAAGAATTCTACCCAGAAAGCATAGATGAGCGGATAACGCTTGTACCTGCTGCTGATATGGAGATTCCAAAAAATCAAGACTTCATTATATCTTTGCCCAGCGGTACTCGTGGGGGCGTTCAGTATTATGAAGAGGCAGATAATCCTTTACCCTTCTAATGAAAACCCTAGTAGCCTTACTTAGTTTGTGCATTATACTGTTAGCCACATACGTGTGGCTAATGTCTAATCCAAACAATAGAAAACTTTTAGAGGAACTAGAGAAGCAAAACCTATCTCCAGTAGTAACATCCAAGTACCTCATACTACATCAGGCTGGTAAGATAGAATTATCTCCTGAGGAAATCGTAGTGTACGAGGAAGAGAAAGGGAAGTTAGATGCCTTAGGCTCAGTCATATTGGGGGATAAGAAATTTAGAGATTACATCATACTTAGTAGGCTTAGAAAGAAATTACCTAAGTCTAACCTCAGTCCTGATGGTATGCCTAAAGACACACAATTAGTTAACTTAATTTTAAAACATCTTAATAATGCAAGGTAAAATTATAGTCAAAAGATGGTACAAAATAGGTAATTGGTTGCTCATAGTGGGGGGAGCCATAGAAAGTGAAGCTGAATTTGCTGTACTTTGCGAAGATCTTAAAAAAAGAGGGCTCCTTCTTGAAAAGATTGGGGATACTCTAAAACTGAAAAAGATGGTGGAAGGTGCCGAACCTCGCGTAATGAAAATTAGAAGTAATGGCTGGTCTTTCATGTTGCCCGATATTGCAGTTATTGATGTAACTAGAAAAGGGCAATCATTATACAAGGCAGTGCATGGAACTATGCGCAGTGTCGCACATGTCATGGAGTTAACTGAACAAAAATTGCGTAGATTATGAAAAGAAATAGTAACAAGTGGATTAAAGTGGGCATTGGGGTTGTCATTTTTTCAGGGGGGATACGCCAAATTGATTATGAAAAGTTAGCCAAAGACATGAAAATTAAGGGGCTGACTTTAGAAAAAAAGCTTGCTAGGTTAACTATTACCAATGATAAGTCAGAACAGTCCCGCACTATAAACATAAGTTTAAACATTTCAAGCGCCTACACTAACTTACCAGCAATACTGATAATTAACACTAACAGAAAAGGTTATCCTGTGTTTGAAGTATTTGCTGGAACTTACGAGTGGATACTGAAAAAACTAGAGGAATACGAAACAATAGTAAGAAAACTATGAGAAGGGCACTCGCATTAGTAGTGGCAGGAGCACTGATTATATTATGTGTATCCCTGTCGCTCAATCTATACGACTGTTCCAAAGGTAAGTGTGGACTAACCTCTACATTTTACGGTACCACATACAACTGCGAAGAAGACTTAGGAGTATTGCTATTCCTTACAGTCATCTCGTTTGTATTGTTATTACTAACCACAGCTAACGGAATATATGGACCGAGTCCACAAAATCGCGTGGAGAATAGTTAATGCGGGATTTGAGCAAATCTGGGCATTCTTCTTCAGCGTTGCCTGCTTATCAGGTGTAATCAACTAACTACACCCCCAAAACACAAAACCCCCATGACTTTGATTAGTCATGGGGGTTTATTTTTTACTAGGGGATTACCGCTTAGTACTTGAATCTGTGAATAGTTTATCCCAGAAACTTTCTGTGCTTTTTATTTTAGCATTAGATAGAAGTTCAGTCATCATATCTTTATTAGATAAGAATGGTACTGTCTTCTCAATGGTTCTACGCGCTTTCCTTCTGTCTGATTTACCTTTTGAAGTCTCCCCACTCACAGTCATTAAATCAAGAGTGGCTTTAACAAGTTGGGAACCTCTGGTAAAAAGTACTACTGGTTCAGTAGCTGTTGACAAATAATCTCTAACATTTAAACCTTGTGATATGTCGTAAATGAGTGAGCGATAGATTCTTTCTCGTGGAGATTCGTCCTCATCGTCATCAAAGCCTACTAGCAGCCAGTAGAGTAAGGTCATGAATATAGCAGTAGAGAGAAGTTCAGCAAGTCTTTTCTTATCGCCTTTTCCCTGCTTACCGCCACGTATAAATTTACCTGACTTACCTGCAAGTATCAAAGAGCCAACAAGAGTGTTTAACCTTCCCTTCATTATCTCAGACTCCCACTCGAAAGTAGTTAGGCCATCAGGCCTGGTAATATCCTTATTAGCTACATACCTGCCCATAGTTGGATCTTCTAATTCAGATTGAAACTGGTTTTTAGCATAGGTGTAGAAGTACTTTTTAAACTGCATCACAAACTGCCCTAAAATGTGGTATTCCATTGCAGTTCTTTCCTCAGCTCGGTAGGAACCTTGGGTTCTTTCGTATATCCTCTTAAAGGACTTAACCTCATTAGCATCTAACTCAGTTAGTTCTTGCCCTAGAGTATTCACACCTCTAGTACCCCCTTTCCAAACCACTTCTCCATTAACTACATCATAAGCATCATAAAGAGAAGTTTTCTTCCCATTCACCAGCACAAAAGAGGAGTTAAGAGCAGCAGCAAGATGGGTTAAAGCGCCATATGTTTCAGTGAAATTATGGAACATATAGGCAGTACCCCCAATAGTTGGTTTAGATATATCTCTAAGAAGGTTATTCTTAGCCTTACCATAAGCAAAGTTATCTGGCATCCAATTTAAATGTTCTGATAAGAGGTAAAGTTTATTCTGTTTCTGTTTACCTAACATCCAATCCTTCCAATAATTAGTCATCTCCTTTAAGGCTAAGGCAGTTCCTTTAGTAAAGTCATCATCATTAGATTCTACCCCAAATCTCTTAGAGAGGAATTGAGAGAGGATTTTAGTACCATTAGTAAAGGATATAATCGCAAAGTTCTTAGTTGCAGTTACAGTTTTGAACGCCATGGTTGTAAAGCCAAGACCTGTCTTTAAAGCTCTTGCAATCTTATCTTGGTTAACCTCATATTCTCCCTTAGGAACGCCTAGTATAGAGGATAGCTTATCACCAACCTTCATGGTTATGGGAGTGCTTCTAAAGCGAACCTCAGAGGTTTTACTGTGTACTTGCATGGTTACATGCCTATCCAAAGCCTCCAGTATATTAGGTAATGCTTTTCGTCCATCTGGAGTAGTTGCATCCTCTACTATATTAATAACTCCTTGAGCCACAGGGTAAAGGGTGTCAAAGTGTTTCTTATGAACTAAGTTACCAACCATCATCTTAAAGCCTAGATCAGCATCAAATGAGTGCATCTCTGATTCCACTACCTTACCACTAGTATAGAAGTTCTTTACAGGATAGTAGAGGGAATCTTTTTGGGAGATACCTGCATCACGCTCTAGCAGGGAAACTACATTAGCAGCCATTGTGTGTTTGAGATAGTCTTTTACACCAAAGAAGGAAGAGAGAAGTTCTGATTCTGCTTTATACTCATCCAATGTCTTAGGAGGGCGAACAATAAAGTTGTCAGGTAAGGTAGGTGGCATTCTCATAGCCATCGCCTTAGTTATCTCCATGCTACCCTTCATATCCACTACGACAGACATACTATCTTGGTAAAGAGAAGCAAGTTTTGCTTTGTAGTAATCTCTTAGAGATCTCTCAGCTTTAGTTAACTTGACTCCATTATGGGAGTCTGTGTTATTTAGGAAATATCCAGGCCTATCAGGATCGGTTGATTTAACATACATAAATCCAAAAGCATCTTTGGGATTCTGAATGCTCCTGCGTACTGCGTACGCCCCAGCTATGCCCATGCCTAGAATAAAAGGATTTAAAGTAGCTACACCAAAAAGTATTGAGAGAGTAGCAGCAGTTTTACCTATCATTTGTTTCTTACTACCATAGTTAGGTCTTTCTGCATACACATCTTCCAGAAGTTTATCCCACTGGTTAAAAATAGTTCCAACCTCTTTTGTTTCTTTGTCCCTTGCCTCTATTAAAAGTTTATTCAAGCCCTTAATAGATTTCTTATCTAAATCGGATAAGGTAGAGATTTTAGCCATGAAACCTTTATCAGTAGTCAAATCAGCTTTGATATCCTTTATACCCTCTAGTTCCAAACGGACTTCAGTTAGTTCCTTTATACCTTCACGAATATAGTCAGGTTGCTTACCAGTAAATGGTATAGAGTGTAATCTATCTAATTCAGAGTTTATAATTGCTATTGACTCTTCTCGGCTTTTACCCTGTATTTTAGAGTAATACTTTAAGGAAGACATTGAAGTTCCTTGATAGTTATTAACATCAAGTAATCCCTTCTCCTCTAACTGGGCGTACACTGAAGGATTAGTAGTCTTGTAGTAGTTGCCTATCACGTTTAGGAATAATTCTAATTCCCCCTCGTACATCTCATGATGGCCATATTTACTAGTCTTTACAATTCGTAGGTAGGAGAATTTGGCGTCAGGATTAGCCTCCTTAATCATTATAGCACGGAGAGCTAACTCCATGAAAGCGTGATTAAGTTTAGTGTCCCTAACACCAAATTTAGCTCCATGAGGCATAAAAATCGATGTGGAGTAGTTAGATGTGATATTACCTGATTTGAAGTCAACAAGACCTATATCACCATTAAACTTCTCAGTTATCAAGTCAGCTGTGGAGGCAAGATTATAACCTTCAGAATCCTTTAATATATCAGACTTGAGTGTTACTTCACTACCAATATTATCATCAAACTTACTTTGCTTTTCACCTATTGTAATACCAGATAGCCGAACTATCTCTCCAAAGTTATCATGTATTTCACGAAGATTAGGATGCTTATCTAAATCAATATAAGGTACACCTAAGGCAGCAGCATAAGATTCTGTCTTAGCAAGAGCTTCTCTTGATTTAGTTAAGAGGTATTCTATATAGGCGTGTGTGAGCTTACCTATAAGTATAGGGGTCTTCTCATTTAATTCGTAAGCTTGCACAAGCTCATCAAATGTAAGTTCAGTTCCATTGATTGTTATCTTCTGGGACTTATCTAGATTCTCTGCCTTATACTTCAAAGCAGCTTTATGGTTAGCATCCCAAGACTTAAAGTTAGCGAATACAGTTGTAAATGCTCCTTTCTCTTTAGAAGATACAAAACTTGTTAAGCGCCTAAAGGTTCCAGTGGGTGAGGTATAGTAATCTGTAGTATCATCTGTAGTGAAGTCTTTGGTTAAGGATTTTAGTTTACCTAAGATATCAGTACGTCTATCCTCTTTGGATAAAACACCGGTAGTATTGTCAATAGTGTTTAAAAGCTGGAAGGCTTCAGAGAGTGTGTTCTCTGAACTAACATCAGCACCAGTAACAAGCAATCTATCTACAAGCTCCTTAACAGTATCAGATGGGTTATACCTAAAGGGTACCCCAAAATATTCAGAGAGTACTCTTGATACAAAGTCTATGAACTTATGGAATAAACTGTTACGGTAGGTGGATGCTGCGACCTTACCTAAGTATTCAGTTACCGCTTCCTCTTCTTCCATTTTTAAGAAGGACGCTTCCTTAGCAATCAAGCTAAACAACTCAGGATTTTCATTCTTCATTAACCTTACAAATGGGTGGAAGTATTCATGGAAGGGAGTATCATCAGTTGCATGAGCTGTGTTTATTACTACAGTCTTCTGCCCATCTATGTTTAGGTACTTACCTTTAAAATTACTTTCAGGCTCATGGACAATTATGTAAGGGAAGTTGAACCTGCTCTTCATCATGTCTAGAACAAAAATTAAGTTGGAGTTAGGTTTGGTATCAGGAGTTCCCTTAGGGAATATACTAACTACCGTATTGTTGGTAATAATATTATTACCAGCTACCCTGCCCCTCAAATCTTTTACTGGGTTATAGAAGTAATTGATTGACTTCGTGAGATTACCATCTTTAAGCTCTGGGTAGTTTTCCCTAAAATATTTTTTGTAGGTTAGGAGTTGTTCTTTTATTAAATCTCTTAATGGGGATTTAATAGGTGGAGGAGCCTTAAGCCCCTCCACTTTTTTATTTATTGGACAAATCATTAGCAAGATTCAATTAATTTCTGCAGTTCATTTTCTATGTTTTCAGGATTGAATTGTGAGTCTACTATATAGTTATTATCAATAAGAGCCTGTACAACTGCACCATCTAACAGTAACCCTTTCTTAGACTTAGTAGATTCGGAACTTACTAAGAAGTAAACAGGATTACCATCTGACATGCCAGCAAAGTATATGTTACCTACTTGTAGAGAGGCGTATTCTCTAGTGTGCGTGGAAGTCTTTTTAGACTCTGATTTTTTAATAGAGTAATAGATTCCATCTTCATTGTACATCTCTGGTGTGAAACTAACTTCATCGCTTACAACATCTTCCGGGGTTACAGTTTCTCTAATATCTAAGATATCAAACCTAGTCCTAGTCTTCGCAGAAAGGGCCTTAGCGAGAGTTATAGCCTCAGTTGGGTTGTTAGCGTAGTAACCATTAAATAGTGTTCTGTAGGCTTTGTATATGCCGTCAGGAAGGTCTTTAATAGCCTGTAGTACATGCTCAAATCCCTTCGCTAAATCTAAGTTAATATCAGAGTTTGTATCTCCAATGGTCTTAGCCCCCATGTTAAGGGGAGTATCAATAAACTTAGACGAAGCTAAAACAGGTAACAAAGATAACACTTCTTTTGATGTTCCCTTCAATAAACTCATACTTTTCTTCTCACCTATAGTTATAGAGTACCCTCCTGCTGTCTTCTCAACATTGGTTACAACGCTAGTAGATATCTCAGTTGGGTTAGGATTAGAGTAATCGTGTATATAAACAACATCTCCTTCTGAAACTACTTTCCTATCCACAGGGTAGTTAATTGTTCTGCCCTGTAGAAGTTTAGCATCGAACATAGGTCCATCAAGGTTTGGATCAGAGAACACACTTAAATCAAGCTCCTCATTCTTAGCATAATAAGTGGGGAATTGGTGTAGGGTGAGTTTATTTTTTGAGGTTAACTTACGATAATAGTCCGTACCATTCTTAGTAGTGACAAACATAAAGACTTCTTTATTAAAATCACTTATAAACACAGGAGGGGTATCACCTGCATTAGGGTAAGACAAATCAAAAAACACTCCATCTTTGTTTCCAGTGTAAATTCTCTTGTAGTCCCCTTTAGCATTGGTGTAGCCAGCTGTTTTTATAGCCCCTTTCCTGTAAGGAAGTATGTCAGGATTATTTCTAACTAACTGGTACATAAAGGTATTAAACAGTCTGCTGGTATTAGCTGAAGTGTAAAGAGGACTTATGTTTCCTCTCTCGTCTCGTGAGAACACACGATCTAAAGCGTCATCTAAGTGGTTGGAGTAAGCCTCAGAGAAAACTACTGGGAATACTAAAGCAAAGCCAGTTCTAGAGTAGAACATACCCTGACTTAAAGCTGCATACTTAAATAAATCAAGTACCATTTCTCTAGGCCTTATAATTACCCCTAGTTCTGTTATCTCCTCCTCTTGTAGTAACGAAAGAACTCCTTCCTTAATCTTAAGAATAGTTTCAGGATTAGTGGTCTTATCAGAAGTAATCTTTAGTGATTTTCTTCCTTTAAAGTCTGAAACTACTTCAACTGATTTTAGGAACTCATTTTCAACAGGATACTGCTTTCTGAAGTTCTCAAACTTATTAGTAAAGTTATGAGCCCAAGCATCTGCGCCGTATAGAGTGGTATCCCCTCTTTCACTCATAACAACTTGTGTGATGTTATTAGGTACTTTAAAGTCTACTGTCCCGTAAGGTAAAATAATTTTCATATCAGATGTTATAAACTTAAAGAACTCTTTAGCTACTAGGTAGCGTAGAGGGCCCTTCCCATAAGTAACACCTAAATGATCTGCTATCTTATCTGCATATTCTTTCAAGTCTGATGAGTACAAAGCAAATGTGTTCTCAATCAAATATTGCAATCTCTTAACAATGTTCCATGCTTGGAACATATGGGGAAGATTAAATACTGAGAGATCCTCAAATACTGAGTTTTGTTTAGTTCTGAAGTTCTTAGCCACTTTATTGCTAACTATCTTAGTTACAAGTGTGGCATTGTACCTTCTCTCCACCTCAGCTTCTATTAAACTATCCACTATAGATAAATCCTCTAGGCTAGATTGTTTTACAGGTGAACTATTTTTATACAAATCAGATGAGCGTATAGCTTCTAACTTCTCCTTAATAACTTGTGTCTTTAACTGATCACGTATAGAGTCGTCTGTATTAGTGGCCTCTAGTGATTGAATAGTTTGGTACTTTAGACCTGCATCTACAGCAGTATCTATATCCTCTTTAGTTGAAGGCATGCCTCGTAGTATAGAGAACAATTCAGAGTTATCATATAACTCAGTACCTAAATCATTTAGCTTCCCTACGTACCTATTTAACACGAAATCTCCTACAACATTAGAATCTCCCAAGTAAGAGCGCTCTAAGTAGTCTGGATTTATACTAAGAGTCTTCAAAGCCGCTTCTAATCCATTAGCTAAAGCAGTTTTAAACTGCCCTACCTGTGAATGTGAGTACTCTTCAACCATGTTTATTACTTCATTTATATCCAGGTTTGAAAGTTCTTTCAACATGTCTTTAGACATCTTAGAGGTATTTAGAGGGGATAAAGAAGCTTTCGCCATGAATGGAGTCTTAAACATCATCACAACTGTGTTAAGAGGGATACCTAAAGATATTCCAGCGAGGAAAGCATTAGAGTTAAAGTTGGTGATACCGAGCACGAATAATTTCTGCTCTTTAACATTATCAATCGCTAAGTTAATGACCGTATCAATAGTTTCAAATATGTTGATTAAAGTATCCCCATACTTGTAAGCCATCTTAGGTGTACCATCCAAGTTCTTTTCATTCCTAGATAAACTGTCAAAGGTATGGTTTAGGAACTTAATCCGTGAGCCTTCCTTCAACTTAGGTTCTTCCCTTGTAACAATTTCCCAGCCAGACGCTAAGGCAGAATTAATTGATGGTAGGTCTTGTGAGTTTAGCATCTCCCTCATCTGCTCTGATGAGTATTTACCATCCCTAGTAAACTCTAGGATAACATCTCCTTTCTTTATAGAAAGAATTCTGGCAGCAGAGAATAGATAAGAAAGAATCTTACCTGTATTGGCAGCTACACCCGTTAGAGATACACCAGAGTAAGTATTAGAGTGTATTTGAAGTTGGGTAGTTGGAGAGTGCATGGTTCCTTTAGGGTTAACTAACCTTCCAGCCTCTGTCCCACTTAACCTACTTCCATCTAAACCTTCTTTTGTTGCTTCTAACTTAGCAATCATTTCAATAACAGTATCCTCACTCTTTAGTGAGTACTTGTTTATTAATGCCTGCGCTTTAGGTGTTAAGTCTTTCTTGTCCAGAACATCAATACCTTCAGTAAATAACAACTCCTTCTTCTCTTCCAATTCCTCTTTAGTAGCCAACCCAGAGGATAGTATATCTTTCTTAATGTTATCAAAATCAGATATAAAATTCTTAAGAATATCTGCTTTCATTTTAGACACACGAGCGAAAGAGATAGGAGTTAGCAAATCCTTACGGTTCTTTATATTCCTAATGTTAGACGAGAGTATATGCACAATACTGTTTTGAGCAGCTATGTTATACATACTGGCTACTGTCCTTAAATCATCTTCCATTGCAGCAGCTGCTGATGAATCTGAGGATCTAATACTTTGTATAGCATTGTCGATTATACCAACGAGTCTTTCTAAGTACTCAGTTAACTTAAGTCCTCCAACCATATCTATAGTCTTATCAGCGCCAATCCTATCCCCTTTCTTAAACTTCAAGGAAGTCTTGTCTTTAGTGTACTTGGAGATGATGGTGTCTAATGATATATCCTCTTTAAGTTTATCCTTTTTAATAAGAAATAGAGAGTCAACGTCAAAGTCTGAACCATGATAGAACACAAGTGCAGCAGGAGCAATCACAATATTACCTGCAGAACCTGGTGGAACTTTATAGAATCCTACTACCCTTAGAGCAATAGCAGAGTGGTAGTTTGTGGATGGAATACGGAATCCAACCATTGCATCATTAGCAACTACATCACCTTCTGACAGGAACTCCCTGAAGACTTCTGGAAGCATTACTTCTGTAAAGCCATCTTTATCTTTGAACTTGAGTTTCTCCTTAGTATTGGTATATGTACCGAATTCTGATTGAAGAACAAGCTTAGAGCCTGGAAATCGAAATCCAACTGTAGAAGAAGAAACAATAGAGGCTAAGGATGATACCAGACCATCTCCAATCATAGGTAGGTTAAGAGATACGGAGTACTTACCATTACGTTTAGCGGCTAACGCATTCACTAAAGATTCCTTACCCGTCATACCTTCATTTGCTTGTATTGCTCTTTTACGCATTACATTCTCTGAAGATTTGGTAAGTCTTCCTTTCCTTGATATACCCAACTTATGTGAAATCAATCGCATACCCACAGCCATTATACCTGCATTCAACTTATGTACTTCATAAGCTTCGTTTGGGTTGATACCATTGCTGTCTATAAAGGCAGTTATCTGTGACGGGTTAGCCACAGTCTTCTCAACTTCACTCGCAGGATTCAACTGGAACCTAAAGTGACGATTGTCAATACTGATAATTGAAGAATCTTGGAATGATATACTCATGTCCTCCATGTTAACCCTAGCCTGGTTCTTATTGCTTGGACCACCTGATTTAACACCAGATGAAAATATAGCTTGGTCTAACCTCCCCTTACCGTCTGCAGGGTTGCGCATTGCTTCCCTTAAGTTGTGTAAGGCAACATTAATAGGTTTACCAGCGTTGTACCCAATAAGCTCGTCAGTAAGAACAATGATGGAATACTTGAGGAGGGTTGGTATGCCAAGTTCATCAGTTGATGAGTACACTGTCTTAAGAGTAATGTCATCTTCAGTATGCCTACCACGAGCCTTTGCGAGCTGTTCGTAAGCCTCTGGTAACATGAATCCTTGCCCATCCGCTTCATTAACTGTTTCTCTAGCAGCCTCATCTCTCATATCTTCTAACTCTTCCAAAGCAGATTCTATGTCTTGAATTACACCAATCCTAGATACTGGTGGATAACCATCCGCTTCGTCTACAATAGGTACATCACCAGTTGCAGTAAATACTTGAATACGTTTAGTTAAATCTTCTTTTGATTTGTAGAAGGTGCCATCCCCATAAAGCATCTGAGAAAGGTTATAAGAGTTTACAACATGATTTGCTACAAAATTCTCAACCACAGTGTCCAGAATATCATTTAGAGATGCGGTTCTACTCTTAACAAACTCATTAGCCTCTTCAGTAATCTTTAAAGCTGCATCGGTATCACCAGCTAAACTAAGTTTATCAATCTCTGCTTTATATGCAGCTAATTTCTTACGGTACTCACCAGCTCTAGATAAGTTAGCTTTCTTGCTACTAATCTTAGTGTAAGTCCTTAGTAAAGAGTCAACATCTACCTGCAAATTAGATTCACTAACCTCAGTTCCAGTAGATTCCCGAACAAGGTACTCAAGTATTTTAGACTTGTAATCTTCCTTAATCTCTGCGAGTGCTTCTTTCAACTTCTTCAAAGCTTCTGCTTCAGTAAGGGAGTTGACATCCAGTCCATCTAGACCAGGAAGATTAAATTTCTTGTAATTCTTAAGGTAGTTATCATTGTTAGCAAGTTTACCTGTAGGTTCAGGTCGATTCTTTTGGGATTTGATTAAACCCATTAAGGCAGAATCTAATTGTTTAGGTGAAAGCCTACTTACCTCAACTCCATTAATAGTTCTTCTATTAGAAGGTATTGGTAGGAATTGAATATAAGTATCACCATTAGCAGCCTTGTTTATAAAACCTAAATCAAATGCCCGTATCAAGGCTTCTGTTGGACCCTCACGATGTAGAATCTTAGCGTTCTCTTCTCTACCCTTCCATTTTATAGAATCATGATCTAAAAATGAATATATCCTAGATAAGCCATTAAAGAATATATTGTTCGTAAGGAATGGGGAAGTAGACTTTAATTCTCCTTTGTTGATACTGAAGTACCTAGTCCTCATACCCTTCAACCCGTTTATCGAGTTTACAATAGATGTGAGGATGGATGTTTGATACGAAGCATCAACCCACAAGAAGGCTTTCTTACCATCTCCCCGCATAAATGAGGTAGGCTGGACTAGATTAGCCGTTGTGGATGCAGCTTCAATAATCAAACTAATTAAACTAGATTCGTTGGTAATAACATTGTAAGGGGTGTCAGTCTTCTCGTTTATCTTAGGTAAAACGGTCTTAGATCTTTTTATGAAGTTCTGAAGTTCCAGTGAAGACGCATCTCCCTTCTTAATCTTGATACCAAACGTTAAGAGCAGTCTTTTAGCAAGGTTGTAGGTAGTATCGTAGTCTTCACTGAACTTGAAATTAGCGAGTTCTTTTAGAATCTCGTCACTGAATATCTTCTTATCTGCCTTATCATTAGCCCTCATGAAACCATTGATAATATCATTCTCAAGTACAGCACGAGCTCCAGATTCTTTTACACCTATGTAACTAGTCTTGTAGACTCCTTCATCGTAAGTTCTCACACCAACAGCGGGTCTGTTCCTTCTTAGAGAAGACACAGCGCCAACTAGTGATTTAACAAAATTAGATTGCTCATAGAAATCAAAAGCAGTCTTAGCATCACTGTAGTTTTCCCCCACTACACCTCTAACCCAAGCATCATAACTAAGTGACGGGTCGTAGAAGGATATAGTTATTGAAGGATCTTTTTTAGCTGTAGTATAAGTCAGGTTACTTACATCCTTAGTTGGATGAAACAACATGTATTCATACTTAGAGTTAGCGTCCTTTAAGAATGAGATATTTTTTGGTCTAGACGCTTTTAATTTCTCGTAACTATCTAACTCCGCTTCGATAAACAAAGCGGCTGCTTCCCTTTCGTTGTTAGCGACGTATTCACTATGAGAGGCAGCAGTTCTTCTAGGGATAAGGCTTCGTGTTCTATCTTTAATAGAATCCACCAAGTTATCAAACGATGAATTATCCACAGAGGATACAAGATTCATTAGGATGCCATATAGCTTAGTAAAGTCAGCCCTTACTACCTGCCGGTTCTTTCTGTACTCCACTGCTACCAATCGTTGTTTAACGACACCAGTTAATTTAGATTCAGGATCCACTGCATCAGAGTCTACTGTCTCATTTAAGATACTAGCTTTGGATAAACCTGTAAGTTCTTCTTTAAGCTGGATTAGTTCCTGCCGCTCAGATTCATTAACCTCTAGTCCGTCCTCGTCTGCTTCCCTGTCAATATTATTAATCTTGTCAGTTAACTCAGCGATAGCATCCTCGATATCTTTCCTCGCCTCTGCAGTAGCTTTATTAATGCTGCTGATGGCAGGGGTATTACCAAAGAAGTAGGCAGTGAATTGGTTTAGGGCAGTACGATTAGCAACTAGATTTTTGATAGCTGCTGCCTCAGCAGAAGTTAATTCCTGACTAATGGTGGCGTTAATTAATTGGTTAAACACCTCACCAATAATCTCATCGAAAGATAATATTTTATCCGAAGCGGAATTCTTAACCTCTTTAAATAAGTCCAGCACTAGATTCTTAGCTGTAGTAAACTCAGCTAGGTCTTTGTAGAATCGTTCAATCTCCATGAACCTAGTAGTCTTGGAGTATCCAACTTTGTCTTTGAAGTTACCATCTAAGGTAGACTCGAAGAAATCTTCCAAGGAGTTAAGATTGTTGTAAGTAAAGTTAAAGAACCTGGCAATCTTTCTGAAGATAGAGGTAATCTTTTCAGAGAATTTCTTTTCCTTTCTTTGATATGCCATAAAGTCATTTGCTATCCTTTCCTCTAACTCCAACACAGGTAAGTCCCCATACCGTTTCTTAGCGAGGTTGAATAGTCTAATCTTTTCTTTAGGGGTGAGATACAAGTCAATTACTTTGTGTATAGCCTCGTGGAGAACTACGCTCATACCAACTCTGCCATCTTGACCTACTACCTGTATTACTCCTCTAGAGTATACACCCCATAATTCTTTACCAAACTGACGTATTAAACTATTAGCAGATACTATCCTGAAGTTTTCCCCTTTCTTAGAGAAAAATATCCTTTTAATGAAATTGAAACCGAAAGGATTGAATATCTGGCGGTACTGGCGGGAAGCCGCTTCGTAACTCACAGGATTTAGCTCCTCAAACTCTAAGGGTAAAGAGAAGCCTCTAGCGTCATCTATACTGTGCAAGATATCAATTACCTCAACATCTTCATCTCTATTTAAACTCTTCTCTACGTGAAGAGTTAACTCATCTTCGGGGAATTGCGCTTTGAGCAGGGTAAGCACTTCCTCAGTAGGTTTAGAACTGTTCTCCCTTAACAGGGCAATAGCCCCACTTTCAACAGCAGCTACTGCATTAACCTCTGGGGTTATACTCATCTTCCTAAACTCAGAAGACATTAAGACTACAGAGCGTACGAATGGAAGTATATCCATTTCTGAATTAATATTAGTAGATGTAAAAGGAACGCCAAACTTATTAGCAAGTTCTTCTAAACTCTCATTAATGTCTTTTGCCTCGCTCTTAATTTGCTCTATTGAGGCTAATTTTAAAATTCGATTAGCAAAGTCAGTGTTAGTCTTAACATCACTCTTAGTGGAGGAGTAGTAGTACTCAATGATAGGCAATACTTTAGATAAGGCCCTACCATTAGACATGAAACTGCCTGCAGATGTTTCCTTTAGCAGTCTAGCAACAACAAACGAAGCTACAAAATCCCTAGGTGCTTTCCGCAGTTCTCTATCCACAGCTTGGTTAGCGGCATTGAATAACTGGGCAAAGGTTTCAGTTAGAGAATTTGTAGTCATCCCAAGTACTGTCCTCATAAGTTTACCAAAGTTTGGTTTCTTTAAGAACTCTGCAACTGTTTGTGATTCAAAGTTATCTCTAGCTTCTTCTATTGATACACCGGTCTCCGCTTTAAACTCCGCCTCTTGAGCAGGGGTAAATACTACTTCTTCCCCAGTAACTACACTTTCCCTTATTTGTTCCTTTATCTCAGCTACTGGCTCTGTCTCAACCTCTTCTACAGGTATAGGAATTTCCTGGAAAGAACTCAACCCAGTTTCTGGGTTTACTATACCTATCCGGGTAGGCATTACGCCTAAGAAAGTGCTTTGTAATGACCCGTGCAAATCAAATCTTGTATCATTTCTAGCGTTGAACTGATTCATGTCCTTTATGTAAAGAGGCATTCTCAAACCAAAACCAGAATTAGACTTAGAGTATCCACCATTAAGTAACATAGAAGATAAGTCTTCAGATGTCATCAGTACAGTGTGCAATCTATCATCTCCTGATAGTAATGCTTTGATTGCTGGAGCTTCACCCCACCTAAGTCTAGGATTACGGGCGAGTCTTTCTGAAATCTGGCTAATTACTTCTGGTGGGAACAGCTGGTTATAAGGCATGCCTATTTGGTATGTTGCCCCATGTGTAGTTACTTCTTGCACAGCAAATGTAATCGGGCCAAGCATTGTTAACCCTCCTACATAAGTATCGTTAGTTCCAGATCTTCTACGGGTACTCCTTAACACCTTAACAGTCATGTTAGGCAACTCAACAATCATATTTGAACTAGCAATCTTATCAAATGCAAACTGTGCTTTACCCCCATAGTTCCTTCTGAAAGTTTTACCTTCAACAGGTTCCCCATGAAGTAGGGTATCTAACTCCACTGCTAAGTCAACCAACTCTTTGGGGAAGGAACTCCCATTAGTCACTGGTAAGGCAATGTTAGGATTCATCCTGTTAAATGCATTAGTCACATTATCGGGAGCCATAGAGAATCTTCCAGTCTTACGGTATTCAGATAAAGCAACCACAAAAGCATGGAAAGGGTAATAACTTTTATCCCCATTTGTTAACGCTTGCCCTGCCCTTAGCAGTGTATAGTTTAATAATTCTGGACTTAGGTTAGCTTTGGATAATACATCCTCAAACTTATTAAGTTGTTCAGTAAATCTAGTTAATTCTTTACCGTGAATTCTTTCAAATTCTTTAGAGGTAGGATCAATTACAGGAGTCTGTAGTTCAATGAATTGTGTAAGCGTAGTTCCTTGAACATTAGCGATATCCCTAATAATAAGTAAAGGCTTTCCTAATGGGATGTTAAGAGCCTGCTCTCTAGTGAAACCTGCGAGTAACACTTGCGAATCAGAGGTGAATACGACTACATTAGTGTGGGCATCTAAGTTATCAAGTATCTCTTCCACGTTACTAACAGGGTACTCCTTAGAGTATGACTCTAGGAACCTAGTGACTAAACCTCTATAAGAATCAGGGCTACTGAAATCTTCAGTTGGGGTGTTTCCATAAATATATCTAACAGTGTGAGATTGCGGGTCGAGTTCTAATTTAGTTGATGCCATTATAGCACTCCCAACAGAAGCAGGAAAACTAAGTGAGCCACTCTGCTTATCCAGGTTTTTTATTTCTCCCCCACTAAGTTCTACAGTATTTAAATCTCCAATGTTTAAAGCCATAAAGGCAAGCTCATCTAAGATGGCTACATCAAATCCACTAGTACTATTGTACATATGGATTAACCTATATCTAAATAAACCATTATCGTACTCTTTTACTAACCGTAAGTCTGATTGCCCTGATTCAAGTAACTGCTTAACTACAGAGTTATTTGGATAAATTCTTCCCTCGTTTTGAGGTAGGGGGTCAATTTGGTTAACGTTTAAGTGGTTGCCAGCAGGAGTCTCATTGAAAGCATCGAGTACTATATCCTCAACTACCTCTATTTCAGGTTCGGTTATGGTCTGTAGTACATTAACGGGGCTTGGAGTGGATACAGGGGCGACTACAGGTGTAGCCTGTGCTGCTGTTAAAGTAACAATACTATTAATTACATCAATCTGATGATTTTTCTCAACTACTGATTCATCATGACGTGAGGATTTAAAAGTACGGTTGAGTTCAATCTTATCAGCCATACTAGTATCTAGCGAGTTAGTACCTGAGTAGTTGCCTAAATAAGTAAACAGTCTTGCTCTAGATATTGCAGTATAAACCTGTTGGTTATAGGACTGAACAGATGCTGTGGTGTTGCTAGGCATATCTACATACACCTCATCAAAGGTTAAACCTACTGCTTCTTTAGCAGTAAGCGCTTCCTTACCAGGGTATTTAGATTTAGCCTGCTCGTTACTCACTATGATTATTCTAGTCCTATCTGGATTTTTAACTGCTGAACTATCGTACATAGCCAACAGCCTAGCAGTACCTGTCTCTACATAAGTACCCATGATATCCTTCATATCAGATGCATCCTTAGAGGTAGATGCTTCCATATCAGATGGAACATTAACCTTGTCTAAGAATCTATTCTGCAGAGAAAGAATCTGTGGAATATCTGAGCGATAGGATACGGGGAGAGGTAAAACATCAAATATATTATGTGAGTAATACATCGCTCCAAATGGAGTATTGCCGCCTTCCTCTATGCTTTGCACATTAGTAGTTGGAGTATTGTAAGGGGAAGCTTCAAATGGGGATGAGCCATCAGCAGATTCTAGTCCTTGGTTAGGGTCATAAAGATAAATAATCTTAACATTCCTCGCATCATTATCGTTTCTCCTCTGCCACTTAGTAAATGCTTTAGCTACTGTGTATGCTGATTCATTAGTCTGAGAAGCTGCTTCATCCAGTATGATAACTTTAACATCATCAGGTATCTCATTGTTATCAAACATATCAACTAACTGCTCAGATGTATAACCTTTATTAAGGCCGATGCCTTTAGCGAGATTATCTGATGCACGTTGTTGGGTGGCTACTGGGAGTAACTCGTCGTTAGTTATACCAAGTATATGTTTTATATATGGTATAATAAGAAGGGTCTTACCTGCTCCTGGAGGAGCCTTTAAAGCTGTTATATTCTTATGTGGTTGTGTGGAGTCATTCTTGGAAGAAAGAAATAATCCTAATTGAAGTAAGGCTCTTTCCTGTGCAACTGATGGGGCTGGAACATCTTTTGACCTCTCCACCAAGGATTTAATCTTACTTAAGATATCAGTAGCATTAATTTCACTAGTTAAGGAGTGTGTCAAATCATTAAGAGCTATGCCAGTTAGTACATCTCTAAGCAGACCTTTTATTTCTTCGTTAGCCTCGTTCTCAATTCCGTTCATGAACTTGACTAGGTCATAGTCTTCCAAAAAGGCTTGTATAGCTGGAGTCTTTTGTGCTCCGCCCAAACTACTATGCCCATACTTCTGTGATATGTAGTATATCAAGAACTTAATGGGGTTAACACTGATCTTCTTATCCTGCGAGTTGGGAAGTAAGGTGGAGACTCTAGAGTCTAACTCCTCTTTCAACCTAGTTATAACTTCTAAACTAGCATTGGTATTACCAGCCCACAGAGCCTGTACTAGTGTCAGGTACGCTAGATAAGGATCTTGTTTGGTTAGTTCCAGCAGTGCTGGCACATCCACATTACCTGCAGCAGTGAGCATCTCCAAGAACTCAGGGTTATTGAGTATTGGGATGATTGCTTCCCCAACTAATCTGTTTTGCTTTGCGTTCTTCAACTCCTTATTAAGGAGATTTTTTTCGATTAGGGGAAGAGCCGCTTGTAGATTACTTAGGATAGTTTCAAGTTCCCTAGTATCATACTCAAGTTCTTTAAACAACTCAAGAAGTTTAGTGAGCTTAACAATCTCTGTTTTAGCAGATGCTAAGTCCTCGTACTCATCAGGAGCAGTATTGAAGTCCATCATCACACTTAGACCAGTCCTATACAAAGAGCGTTTGGCTTCTTCAGTTGATTCGTCCATGTTCTGTATGAAATCCCCGTTAATAACTTTAAGGTTACTTAACTTACTTTGAAAGTCATCTAAGATGCGTATGTAATCATCAACTACCTCATCATACTCTTCACCAGTATCGTTAGCCTCGTCCTCGAAATATTGTCTAACTTGCTCACTAGGATCAAGTACAGTGGCACGAATACTCTGTACTATATCAAATGCAATGTTATAAGTTTGAATATCAATGCCTTCTGGCATTGACTCTAACTGTTTTATCAAAGCGTTTAAATCATTAAGGCTAAATAAACTAGCCCCAGAATAACTCTGGGCAACTCTCCTAGTAATCTCATTCATGAACTGCCGAAACGCATATTCCCTTTTACTAGTGTTGTTTAACTTTTTTGCTTTATAGGCAACAAATGCAGACAACGCTTTGGCAGTAGTGTTAGCATTGATTGGAATGTTAGGGTCAGCAAACTCATCTCTAGTTAAGAACGCAGTATCCTCAATACCTTTAACTTTATCCAAATCTTTGGTAGTTAAGTAACTGTCATAGACTTCAGAGGTTTGTCTCAAAGCTTCCTTCAACTCCATATTCTTTAAAGAGTTGTTGACTAGCGTTTCTACATCTCCAGGTCTTAGGAAGTTTTTAGCTCCTTGTATTGTCTTTAACTCTTCTCTTTGATTCTTTAGATTGTCTATCTCCTCTTGGGTGCTAGCAATCTTAGCGTAAAGGGCAGTTATTTTTTTGCTGTCCTGTATGCCTTGCTCTGTTGCCAAATCCCTGATAGTGTTTTCTAACTCATTAAGTTTGAATTTCTCCTTAGCCATCAAGTCGATAGAAGATTCAACAGCATCCATAACAGCAGACCTGTTTTGACTATTCCCTGTGAAATCTTCTCCAGCCTTAAACATGATATCAGATTTAAGCCTTGTGTTCTCTTGTTCACTCTTAGCGAGTAAGGACTGCAAGGTGGCAGCTCTAGCTCCTAGAGTGAACATCCTTTTCTTTCTAATAGAGTTTAATCTATTTCCTTCAGTAGAGGTAGCTAGTAAATCCTTATTCACATTCTCGTAGAGATTCGCAAGTTTCTTTAGCTCGTTGATAGTTTCATCTAACTCTTCAGACTTCAACTCATACTTCTCATGATTCTCAGTATCTGCTTTGGTCGCTTCAAACCTTTCAATAAGTAAATCCATAGTTCCACTTTCCAAAGCTGTTTGAGCAAGTACACGAAGTTTTTCAGCCCGCAATAAGTCTAGTTTAACTTTATCCGATTTACCATACAATTCCTCGTTCTCAATCAAGTCATCCAAAGCTCTATGAGTTTGGAGAGTAGATATAGACTCAGCTAATCTTTCAGTATCTAAAGTAGGATTGCCATTAGCATCCAATATGTGAGTACCCTTTTCTACAAACTTACCTCCTTCTGGAGATAGGTCATGCTTAGCAGTAAGTTCAGTAAACTCAGTTGTAGTTAATGATTTACTCTCAGTTCCTGAAGTCATATTGTAACTAAAGGAACCATCTGGATTCTCAGTTCTAGATACCTCATAAGACTTACCCTCTGTTCTTAGGTAAGGGGTGGAAGTTAAAAAATCTTTGTACTGAGAATTCAAACCCTCAATAGCGGCATCCCTAGCAGTAACATGATTAGCGTACAAATTTCTATCAGCCATAGCTGCAACACCAACACTGGCAGCACCTATTAAGGCACCAAGGCCTGCAGCCTTACCTCGTTCCTTATCAGTAAAAATACCTTCAGTAGAGGCGACCGCATTCTCAGCGGAAAAGAACTTCTTAAAGGAATCCTTAAGAGATAGCTCTCCTTTACTCTTCTCGTTTATGTCTTGTATGGAATATTGAAGAGACTCTTCAAGCCCTTCAGCAACTATATTAGTAAACAAGTCACGGCTGACCTTAGGTAGAAACTCTTTAGAGTAAAGCATTCTATTGAGCCCAGTTAAGTTCTCAGCTTCAAATCCCTTACCACCCAGTTTAATTCCTAAATCAATATCACTCTTAAGTGCTTTAGAGAATACTCCTTTAAACAGTTTAGTGGTTGGAATATTGGTAATAGAGGCAGTGGCCATGTTTAACCAGAATACGTTTCTAGCTTTACCATTGGCCTCGTTTTCTATCTCTTCATCAGACATTGTGTTTTTACCTCTAGAGCGATCATCCTCTAACTTACGCTTAATAGTTGAGAAAGCATCTGCTGCTTCTGTGGCTGATTCTGAAGTTGTTAAAGCCCCGTGCGATATAGCAAAGTCTATTTTTGCTGCCTTACCTGCGTAATCAGCAGCTTTTGCCCCATCTAATACTGCATCTAAGTTCTTAGCCTTAGCAAATGAAGATACTAATTTATTACCAGCATTTAGTTTGCCAAGCAAGCCAGCACCAAAAGCAGATGAAGTTAAAAACGCTAAACTTTCAATACTGCCAGAGGTTAACTGACTAAATCTAGATAACTGCTGCCCAAAATTTAAATCATTGAATCCATCTTCTTGGTAAACAGTAGTGTTATCGTCAATAAAGGTATTTATTGCTTTAGTTCCTACAAGAATAGGATTTTGCTCAAAAGCATTATGAAAACTATTACCTTTTAAATAATAGTAAGGTGAGGCTAATAGGGTAGCGACAGGACTCTTATCTACCTTATCCATAAACTCCTTATCCTTTATTAGGAACCCTGGAGAAGAGCCTAAGGCAGTTATAGAGCCAATACCTTCAGCAACTCCTGTGGCTGTACGTCCTCCTAGTTTAGCGAGACTGTACCCAGCCCAATTGTACCAACCTTGGTTACCAAACCTTTGCTGGTTCTGGCTAGCAGTAGCATCAATATTGAAGTCATAACTACCTCCAGAGAGTAACCCATCTCCAGATCCAATCCTTTTAGCTCCTGAGTTGGAATGATTGAGGTTGGGGTCTGCTTGACCTGTGTGGTCTAATGGGCCTCTTTTTATTTTGTTGTTATATAATGGCATGTTAGTATTCTATTTCATAATTATCAAAAGCTTGATTATATTCTTTTTTAGGAGAAAGTTTTTGCTTTTGTCTCATAAAGTTAAACTGATTACCTAAGACAGCTTTTTCGATATCAGCAGCATTCATAGGAACTACCCGTCCATCTAAATCTACTTTAGTCCATGGGTCAGTTTTATCTGGAATTAGTCTTCCACTTAGTCTATCTGCTATTGCTGGGTAATAACGGAGCACTGGTTCACCATTGATAATTTCAGTTACACCCATAGTAGGTACGTTTCTTCCATCTGGGCCAATCATCTCAAAGGGCTCTTCAGATTGAGTCAATCCTTTCTTTACAAAACCGAAGGCTCTTTCTTTTACAGACTTATAGTTATTGTTAGATATATTGTAACGATTCATTACAGCATTATTCTCTGCTATGATATAAGTTTTGCCCCCATCCTTAACAACGTGTCCAGCAGGAGCATCCCCTGAGAAGGAGCGACTAGTCCCAACAACAGGAACTTTAGCAGTTCTTTTATCGAAATCATACATCCCTTTTAACTTCTCAGCTTTATCTGCTTGAGAAATTATTTCAACCATTTGACCGTTACCGTCAACTTCCCACATATGAACAGGAGAGTTCATGAACCTAGGTATTAACTGATCTGCAGCTTCTCTCTGCTGTTCTACTTGTACATAAGGGTCCATGTAGATTTGTGAGGCAAAGTTCTCCTGCATTTGTAGTGCGCTATTATAGGCCTTCCAGATTTCTTCGTCCGCACCCCAAGAAGGTTTAGAGTTCTTAATCTGCTGTAACAGAGCCATGTTGACATCCTTACGAGGTTCACTCCCTGATAGTATACCATTTACATTAGGGTAGATATTAACATCCCTACCACCAAAATTAAAAGCATTACCTAAGAACGAACTGGTATTTCCAAATGCCCCACCTACTTCACCAGGCTGTGGTTTTACTGGCTTGAATTGGAAAGTATTGTTGATGTTATTACCAACTAATTCAAATGGTCTATCTCCAAATTGATTTTCTTCCTCTTCTTTGTCTAAGTCCTTTTTAAACTTAGCAATTCGTTTAGCAGATGCTTCGCGACGAGCGAGCATATCTTTCTCATGCGCTTTCTGCAATCTAAACTTAGTTGCTTCATCAAATCCTTTATACTCCTCCTTCTCCCCACGGGAAAATTCTCCCGAGTAGATTGGAGTATAAGTTTTTTGGTACTGGTCAACCTGCATGGTTAAGTACTCTTCTGGGGAAACTCCATTTAATTGCGCTTTCTGCATATTATAGGCCATCCACTTATCGTCAGATGTTAATGCATTTGTAATAGCATTATTCATTTCCTCTGGATCAACCCATTCAACTTCTTCGCTTACGTTAAACCAGTTTCCACTCTTATCCAATTTGGACTTAGTAATCGCTTGTTTCCTAGGTTTAACCTTTCCTATAGCTTCAGTAACTAGTTTAGACCCATCTGTATATTCAGCTAATGATTGTGGGTCCAGTCTGTTATATAACCCAGTCTTGCTAGGAGTACCAACTCCTGTGTAAGAATTTAATAACATATCATTGTAAGCATTTAAATCCTCAGCGACAATCTTACCTTCTGCAACCCTTTTACGTTCCCTCTCTAAGAAATCATTGTACCTTCCATAGTTCTCTTCCATGGTAGCAATTTCACCACCAGGGCGATGTTCGGTACGTATTTGAGACAATAAGGAATTTAAATCCTTAGTAGCTAGGGAATAATCCCCACCATACCTAGTGACGATGTCATCTATCTTATTATTTCTTTCTGCTATTAAAGCATCTGCTCTAGGCTTGTCTGCTTCTAAAGCTTGTATTTGGAGACCACGCAATTTCTCGCTAGCCTCATAGTTTTGGTCATATTTTACTTGGGCTTGCTTTAGCACATCCTCCAAAAGACCAACAGGGGGGGAGTAGAACTCCCCCCTGAATACTGTGGGATTAAAATATCTATTGACCATTTAACAGTGAATTTAATACGTTTGTAGAAACATCAGGATACCTAAGTTTCAAAGCCTCTATGTACGCAGCATTGGATTTCTTTTGATTTAACATAACCCCAAATGTGCCTAACTGGTCAAACGCTGCAAACTGTGACTGACGAGCAGCTGCACGATTTCTAGCGTTTATATCGTTAGTTCCAATAGTTTGCTGGTTATTATATCTAGTTTGGTTAGACAACCTGTTCTCGTAGTCTGTCACAGCTTGGTTATTCATTGTTTGATACTGCCCAATAGTCTGCCCATCCTGTGCTAATTTCTTAGCATACAATTGATTCATTACTGCCCTCCTTAGATTAGGGGAATAAGTTTCAGTATTGTTTACCGAGTTTTGGAAATTTGTGTTGTTAGCAGCAAGTACTGGGTTTACATCATAACTCTGTTTAGTGATGTCAGTGTTATCATTATACTGACGTTCAACTTCAGGAGACTGGAAGAAAGCAAGTCTGGATAATCCAGCACCTAACTGCATGTAATCCCCAGTAGTGAACCCAGTTCCTAGACCAGCCTTAGGGGTTACACCCTCAGCTCCTGTAGTAGGGGTTTTGTAGTTGGCTAGATTATTACGGACATCAACAACAGGATTAGTTTGGCTTTGAACTCCACCTAGTCCTGGAAGTGGCAAAGGTAGTGGGTCAATATTCCTAGGGTAAGCCGCGTAACTTCTACCACCTTCTTGATCGGGTATGTTGAAGGGGCCTACAGGATCTTGCGCAAGAGCGGGTGGGGTGCCTTGGGGTTGTGTTCTTGTGGTGGGCCGTGCACTAGTAACAGGTCTTGATGTGACTGCTGTGGGGTTAGGTACAGGCTGTGGGGTATTTATAGCGGGCTGCTCAACTTGGCTTTGCACTGCAGGATTATCCCCAAAACCAAAGTTTAGTAAGTTCGGAATTGGTGAGGGGGGCGCATCCAAGTTTTGGTTAATGGGTAAGCCAGAAATTGGGAACTGCGGGATATTACTTTCTACCAGTGGTCTATTTAAATTAGAATTAATAGGTAACCCTGGTATAGGAAACTGCGGGACATTGTTCGGTACAGGGGTTCTAGCATATGTAGTTCTATGAACCTGCACAGCTTCTGGAGTAGGTCGGATGGCCTCCTTATCAGAAGGAGACAACAATGCTGGAGTGTATTTCCCTGTCTGGCTACTGCGTTTAACAAAGGTATCGCTAAAGGGGTCGTAGTATATACCATCAGTAGCAGTTCTCATTGTACGCATATAAGGTGGGTCTATTGGGCCACCCTTAGTATAACCTCTAGGAGCAGAATCTCTCATCCCCATAGATGTAGCTACCTGCTCTTGTAGAGAAGCTAAACCCCCACTAATTTGATTATTAAAACTAACAGTATTCTTGGAAATAGTATCCCCATAAATTTCATTCTTCTTCTCAGCCATTCCTGTCTTCATTTCAACTCTTTTCGCATCCTTAGCAAAGGTACGATTAGTTATTGGATTAACTACACGGTTGGAGAAAACAAAATCAGATTTAATTACTTCAGCATCGTCAAGACGAACTCCACGTGTGGGGTCAAAGTAAGCATCTACTTTGTTAGGATTGGTAACTACCTCTTGTGCGTTATTACTAAGTGGCAACATACCTCCATCTCTGTAGCCTTGAAAGCTAGCCATGTGTGGAGCTCTAACATTCTCTTCGTATTTCTTACCTAAGAAGTTGGAACCTAACCCAGCAGCTACTCCAACGCCAATACCAATTGGGCCAAACATAGGAGCCACACTAGACACCACCCCTAGAACTTGGGATAAGTCTCTTTGAGTTCCTGGAGTCATTCCTCCAGTATTATATTTTAATTTTTTATTCATTATCTATTTCTATTTGAATAGGTGGTATCTAAGATGTCCACAGTTATTTTTTCATTATAAACAGGCTTGTAGAATAGCCTCAATCCTAAGTAGTAATCCTTTAATCGTTGTTGCTCGAATAGGTTAGGATTGGTATTAATGTTAAGTATATTAGGTAACTTATCAATATAGTATTGCTGAGACTTAGTAGTCCAAGAGTAGTCCCATATTGGTAAAGAATTACTAATAGTATTATCTCTTAGTCCATTTATACGATAAGTATCGCCCACTGACTTTACAGGGGAGTACAGATTATTATGGGACAAATCAAAGTTCTTATCCTTATCTAAAAATATAACCCCACTAGATTGATGAGTATTGTAAGCTAATATCCTATCAAAAGTATTATTAGTAAACCCATTGTAGTAAGTTCTGTTACGAAGAGTTACATGAGAGAATGTTTTTATCTCCTTAGTATTTAGATTAGCAATATAGTCCACAACAAAATCATACTTTCTATCATAGTAATACTGGTAGTCTCCTGTGTGCTTGTAAAGTGAGTTACTGAAGAAGTTACGATAGTTATTAAACAGGTACTCTGGAAGATAACTATGGAAAGATACAAATGAGTTAGTTAGGAAAGAGAAGGACAGAGTAAAGGACTTATTCTCAAAGAAGAAGGGGTTACTTAATTCAGGGTAAGATAGCACTCCATTGTTATCCTTGTAAACAAACCTTGCGCCATCCCAAGATAAGGTATTATTAATTGGTGTAGTTGTGAAGCTAAACGCGGATAAGAAGGAAGGGAGGATAGAGAAGTCTTTCTTAGTGATTATTAATCTTTTAAATCTAGGCTCATAGGTAGTTATATAACCAACACCTACAGGGGATGAGGTAGAATAGATATTATAGTTGATTCCCTTAGACTTCATCTGACTTACTAGTGAGAGAGTTCCTTCCTGCTGGAAGAAGTTCCGCATACCAGATAAAGATAAGTCAGTTAAGTTCTCATCCACTACAAAAGGTCTTCCAGATATGTCGTCTACAAACACTGCCCCATACTCTGTAATTACTCTAGACTTAAAATGGGAAGTTCCACCAAATGCGTAGTCAGTAGTCTTAAGGGGAACTAATGGTAGAGATAAGAATTCTCCAGCACCTATATACGCAGTTCCCTCATTAGTTTGAACTACTTGTGGGCGGAAAGGAAGCATCACACATGAATTAGTAGTTAAAGCAAACAACTTACTTTTGAATGTGAATAAGTCTGTAATCTTCCCTATGTACCCATCTAAATCTTTATAGTTATTGGGAAGTATAGTCCTATAGTAATCCCTACCACTCTCTAAGGTATCTTGCTGGGAGTAGTATATCCTGTAAGGATACTCCTCATCATAACATTCATTACAAACATTAAAGTCCTCATCTAATGGGAAGTAAGGTTTATCAGACTGGAAAAAATCATATGCTTTAGAGTAGTAATGCCTTTCGTAGTCATATGTAATGACATCTCCACTAGTTTGTAACTTACTTTTTAGATAGGAAAGTAACGAGTCAGCAGTAGCATCGAATATTGTGTAGCCACCAGTGAAGTGTTTAAATGTGTTGTTCTCCCTATCGTTTAATCTACTTGTAGTATTGATGTCTGATTCGAGTATTACAGTTAGGAAACTATAATCCGAGAAGAATGTATTAGCATTATTTTCAACAATAAAACTTTCTGAGAAGTAAGGTTGGGAGTTTATTATATCCCCGCTATAGATTGAAGTATTAAGAGTAACTCCTGGGGCTTTAATAGCATAGGTAGTTCCTAGTGCTTTGTATATAATCTTGTCCAGAGTATTGAATACATTTCTATGGCTTTTTATAGCGACTCTAGCTAAGCAGTTCGTAGTAGTATTTGGGCCTACAACCCCTCTATCTAAAGAGACAACCCCAAGATTTATAGAAGATGAGCGGTTAACCATATTCTCCTCGTTTATAGTTGTTACACTATTACCTTCAAAGAATCCCACCCCACCTACACTAGTGCGATTTAAGTAGTTAACACTCCTTCCTAAGTAAGCAGAGCCTTCAATATCATAGTTGAAATTAGCTAAAGGACGAGCAAACCAGTCCTGCTCAAAATCTCTAACTACATTTAAATCTACAGTTTTATTAGGAGGGTAAAACTGGGCGCTTGCATTGGCCACAGTAGTTAAATTTTTTGATATGATGAAATCTAATACTCTTAAATAAGAACCTTCTTCCATCTTCTCTAAATACTGAGTTTTATTAGATAGGAAAAAATGATCCTTAGTTTCTGTAGTAGTTCCACCATTAAACCTGCTATCGTTAATAATACTTGCCAAGTCTGAGAATGTGGAATTAGGGAAGAGCGTAGGGGATCCCTCATCTGGAGATAACAAACTCCTCGATAACACCCCTACATCTAATACAGTTTTATCTCCTGAACTTCTATCCCCATTAACATAATAGTGCCCAATAATATCTGAGTGTGGATACTCTTCATCCATTATAAATTTAACACCACATATGTCATGCTCTCCTACAAAATTACCACCCAAACTTGTTTTTGGAGAGTATGTTGGGGTTCTATGATGCCTTATCTTACCCGTTAGTAAATCACCTGAAAAATCTCTACCCCAGTATCCATCGGGATTAGTATCACAAGGAATTACTTTAGTTGGGTAATTGGTATCACTACTTTCGTAGTACCCCATGTACCCTTCTGTAGCAGTACTGTTTAATTTGGTGTAAGTGTTATACACTTGCCACCTCTTATCAACATTAATATCAAATATGTTAGGGTCAGTATTTGGTAAGGTGAAGGAGTCTAACGGGTTATTATCGGTTATGTGTACATTGCCTGCTAGTAAAGGGGTAGTAATGTCAATCTTTCTGCCAGGGATATGGAATACTGGGGAAGTGCTGCCATCCTTAAACACGTATACAATTCCAAAAGCATATACCTCATCATGCATTAACCCACTAAAAAGCTGGTATCCAGTAGCGGACTTGGAATTAGCCATAAAGATATCCTGTGCTTGGTGTAGCCACCTTGTTTCTATAGAGGAGGCATGTCGTTGGAATCCAGTATAATCTCTTGCTGGATTAGTTACTCCAGCAACTAATAATCTATTGTCTGCTTGAGTATGTGCTACCACCCTATCCAACTTAACAGTCTCTGAGAAAATCTCCTCTAAGGAAGATAATACTACAGACTCTCCACCAGTGTAGATAAACACATCTGATACTAAAGATAGATTGCTTGGGTTAAGGATAGGCTTCTTAGGTAGGATGTTAACTGCAGTAATCTCTCCAGAAGATGCTCCTCTTTTAATTACTGCAATTTCATAGTGGGAGAATTGTGTACTTAATCTGTTTATATTCAAAGCAATGGACTTTCCAGATGCTGGTCTATATCCATTTTCTGTACTCACATTTACAGCCCCTGTGTGGAAAGCGGCAGTCCTGTCATTCTCTAAATCGCTACGGCGACCAGTCATTACAGGGAAGTACCTAGTGGGTTGAATCCAATCAGTTGGATTACCATCATAATCTAGGTATCTAAATGAGAAGGAATAAGTTCCATACTCCAGTACCCCACCAAAGTCAGCTACACCGCTATCGTAACCATTTAAGTTATAGCCAGTAATCTGTGGGGGTGGGGCATCACGAGTAAATTTAATTTTATCGCAGCTAAGAATATTCTTAGTTGTCTGATTAACCCAATCAGTAGTATCAGTGATATTAACTACTCTGTAAGGATTTAAATTATCGGTAAAGTAAACATATCTAGTGCACCCGTCTTTAATCCTGAATATAGCATTTATCTGATTTTCCCTTTTGAAGTTTAAGCACTCCCCCCTAGCAATGGTTGTGTAAACACAGGATTCAGAATTGAGTATTCCTATCTCATGTGCTGGTCGTACAGTCGCTGGATCAAATAGAAATAATACTATATCACTAGTATCAGTTAATACGTGACCAATCACCTTCTTACCTGCTGGAAAGGATGTATTACAAAGAGTAGTTCCATGCTCGTTTGATATCCCCCTTAAATCCCCATCTTCTGTTTCAAGTACCGCATTCAAAGCAAACCTGTAGGTTCCTTCTTCTTGGAATTTTTCCAAGACATCTGTATTTAAACCTTTTATAGGTAAGTTAGCTGTTTCCATTTTCTTGGTTATTTAAAGTTACAAACAGGTTACTGAAATCATCCTTAGGAACTAAAGAATTAAACTGTCGTTTAATGTTCTCCATTTGCCCAACATCAGGCATTGATAAGGACAAAGCCTTGTTGGAGTACATAACATATAGGTTTCTAAAATACTCTGTCTTATTGTCTGCTCCTTGTTCTTTCATTAAAGATTTAGATAGCCAGTATTTCCATAAGATATAGTTAACGATAGCTTCCTTTACATCTTCATGATCTGGTATTAAGAACTCTCCATCCTCTGTAGGATAGGCTAAATATTCAACATAGACATCCCCTTCATTACTACTTAGGGTTAGAACTAAGTTATGATCTACAGTGTAGTCAGTTTTGCAATTATGGCAGGTATTAGGAAGTAAACACTTTTCCATAGTTAGTTGTGTACTAGCAGGAACTAGTGCTCTAACCCTGTCCTTATCTTTTAAAGCTACCATTAGTATGAACTTCAAATCTATAGGTAACTGAACTTTGTGATTATCTACTTTAGAGTGAAATACTTTCTTAATGAACTTATCTTCTAACTTCAAAGACTGATAACCTTTAACTGCCCATTCAAGCATTTTAGCTTGGTTATAGTACCTATCTTCTAATAAGGTACTTAAGTCAAATAATACTGACTTTATTGAAATATAATTTGTTTTACTCATCTAAATTGTTGTAGGTGCAAATATCTACTTTTGATTTAATAATGCTAGCGAGTTGTCTTTTTCTAGAGCGAGAGGCAGTAAACTTATACAGTTTACGGAATTGGTTAGTTATACCAGAGTGGTATGAAGTATCCAAATTAAATACTATTACTCTTTCTTCAGAATGATAATTCTTAATATATCTTTTTATTCCAGTCTCTTTATGAAGTTTAAAATCCATAACTCCTCGTCCATAGGTAGTTCTTTGGAAACATCCTATAACACCTATATTATGTGGTAATTTATACACTATTCCTTTGTTCATCATATTGTCCATCATGATATCATACATAGCATATATAACTTTCTTATAGGTATTATAATCTACTTCTTCCTTGTAGTCTTTATAACTATCCTTGAGGTTGACCACCTTCCATATTTTCTCTTGCGTCATTCATTAAATCTTTTTGTACTGGCAGTGTTAGGTAGCGCAGGGTGAGTTGGTACATAGCGTCAATTAAATCACTATCTATTGGAAACTCTGTATCTAAGTAACTAGGACAGTTAATAGTTGTCGAGTCTGGACATTCTTCCAGAGAATCTTCTGGATTAAGGAAAAGACCATTTACAACCACTTTCTCTAAATCGTTATTATTCTTGATGTATAGTTTACTATCATGAATAAACCATACAGTGCTATTCTTAGCTGTTATGGAGTATTGGGATAAAGAGTCTGTAGTTATACTCCCCATGGGTATTACATTACCAGCTAGGTCAGTAACCTTAGTTAAGTTTCCAAACCTAGTATTTATAGTTTTTGGTATTTCTTTTACTGATTTCAATAAGCACTTATCATCAGGGCCAGTACAGCAGTTGTGAAAAGTTCCTTTCTCTAAATCCATACAAAGTGATGAATAAGATTGTTCTGAGATGTGGTGGTACTTATTTGCTTTTTCTTCGATTAGCCTAGCTCTGGATACCTCTAAAAAGTGAAGTATTAATTTATTAGAGTAGGAGTAGTCGTCTGAAACCTCTCCTTTAGAGAGAATATTTTTTATAGCGTAAACATGCTCTATTGTTTTCATATACAAATATCTTATGTTATTTGAGTTTACAGAAATAAAAAAAGGTAACCATTAACTGGTTACCTCTTTTGTGATTTCAATGGTGATTTTGCTTCGCTTTTTCGCTTTCTCTACTAAGGAGATAAGCTTGGTAGTCATAATTCTGGAATTTTTGAATTCTCCGTTGTTATAGACACCAGGAAGTAAGCAGCCTTCTGTGTGTTCAGGGAGCACACCTGAATGTATTCTTATCCCTAAGTACCCTGGCACGTTAACCAGTAGTGGAAGCATCTTTTGGAATTTATTAGAGAATGAGATAATGACTTCGTATGTACCGTAAGGTATACAAGTCTTGCCCCATATCTTTAATTTCTTAATTTCATCTAAAGACATTTTAGAGTCTAGACCTCTATCAGTATCCTCTAATACTTGGCAGTATAGAACTCCATCTATATATAGGTTACTGATAACTCTGTCTTCTAAAAATATCTTTCTTACTAGTTTAAGTTTCATTACACTATTGCGCTTGTTGATTGTGTGCAGCCATTATTAGTTGTGGCTGTAAATGTGTATGTTCCAGGGGAATACACAATAGCTTCGTTAGTTGAGGATAGTAGTAGATTACTAGAATCTCTCCACGCCCTAGTATTTATCACCCCATTAGTAGTTACTGTTGCTTTTAGCGTAGTGGCTAAACAAGGTAACAACGGATATGTGATGGTGAACGGAGTATTTGATTTACTAGAGAGTAAACTGGCGAAGTTTATATTAGTGGCTGATGTATTCACACTCCATAAAGGGAGGAAATCTACAGCGAAATTGTAGTTGCCGCAAGGAGTATAATAAGATAAACTACTATACATCCTAGCATAAGCAGTATTCTCAACTCTTAGAAGGGTTGAGCGGGGAGCAAACTCTATATTCGTTTGAGCGCTAGCATTATTAACCCAACTGATAAAGCAGGAATCAGGGTTTATACCTACCCAATAACTATTAGGATTGTGTTTAACCTTAGAAGATATGATAACATCATTGCCGGATTTCTTAACCGTAAACTCAGAGAAATTCCCTCCAAGTAATGTCTTTGCGACATTATTCAAAATATCCGTTAAAGCGGCTGTAAAATTCACACTACCAAATAGTAAGTCTGCAGCTGTGTAAAAGCTTACACATGTACCACAGGAATTCCAACTAGCAAAATTAGCTGGGGATATATCTACACTAATAGCAGTTAAAGGGCTACTACCATTATTCTCGGTTCTAAACAGTCTTATATCCTTTATGAAACCATTAGCGTTTGTTAAAACATTCTGCAGGGTTACAGAGGTTTCAAAGAAAGGATTAAACTCGGGAACACAGGTTACGGATGAGCATCCACTGTTTACAGTGGATGTAGTGCTGAATTTACAATTATTAATAAAGTTAGTCTTAAGTGTAGCATTTTGATACACTAGATTGTTAACTAAAGTAAGTTCAGCATACTTAGAATTATCTAAAGGATTAACAACATCTGCCCTAAAGTTGCAGGGAGTGGATACTTTACTTAATGCAAAAGTAATCTGATCCTCGCAAGTCATTGATTCCGTTTTTACGCATGGTTTATAGTCCTCAGTAAAACATTTTACCTTAGAATAATCATATTCACATTCAGTAGTGCTAGCTAGGTAGTACCCTAACGCTTTCTTGACTTCATCTGAGCAGACATCTATGATATAAGTTTTATCTTTAAAATACTTTAAAGAGAGTCTACTTAGTGCACACGCAGCATTCTGTACATTCATTGTTAGTTAGTTTAGCATAAATTCTACACATATCTTCGCAACTGCAGTTAGCACATTCGTTACTAGCTTTTAAACCATAGTAAGCAATTAGCTTATCAGTGTTATCTAAGTCTTTAACTACCCCACACTCCAAAGAAGTGCAGTCTAAGAACTTGCAGTCACTTTCTTTTATAACTGTGCCTGCTAAATTCTTAACCACTAACTCTACATTATATATTCCAGATGTCATTATAGGGTAGAAGTTTACAGTATTCAGAACTATACTGCCCACTGGTTGTGGAAGAACTGTGTAAGTAACTGCTGTAGTGCTGCAGTCTTTATATAGATTTATTTTAGTATACTGATTGTCCCCCAAAAGATTGGGGGACGTTATAGTCAGTTGACTACAGGTTAATTCTGTTGTCATTATCTTGTATTGTTTTATCGCTAAGTAGTTTTTGATTCAACTTAGCCAAATATAAGGAACCCCCTAGTATAACAAATGCTGGCTTGGTGTTCTCAACATCAAAAGTAAATCCGACACTACTGAGCAAAGAAACTAAACTTGGAATTAGCACTAGGGTAGTAGCTACTATAGACATGAGTATATTCATAGCTATCAATTGTTTCTTCTGCAGAAAAGTACTTTCTATTTTGCCAGCTACAGCATAGTTGTAAAGTATAGGAGAGTAAAACCCTATAATTATTAATATATTAGCAACCAACACTGCAGGTAAACTATGACTATCAATTCCTAAAGTCTCTTTAAGACTTAGAGACGGTATGTCGCTTACTGTAATGGTGTCTTGAGCCCCGCAAATAGTAGCTACGAGCCCAAGCAATAAAAGAATTAAATATCTCATTATTCCCTATTTAATATGTAGTTTTTATGTATAAAATTTCCTAACGTAAGCAATGAAGCAACTAAGAAATTAGCGCTTGTTTGCCCTGGTGTCGGAATATAGTTTTCAAAGAGTGTGGAGTATAGTACTTGCAAGTAACACACAAGTAAAGAACTTAGAACTATTTTTGTTGTTACAAAAACGTTAGGATAATCATATTTAACTTTACTTTTAAACAATACCTTTGAAAATTGCATTGTGTTGTACCCGATAGCAAATACAGATAATATAGTTATTATTTTTTCCATTTAAAAAATACCGATTTAATCCATTTAGACAAACTGCCCTCATGGTTAGTATTTATTTTTTCTTTGAGGGTGGTAAGCTGTACTAATAAAAACAATACACCTCCAGTAATACTTATTAAAGTACTCCACAAACCACCCATAGTGGATATAAATGCGAGGCTAATTGTACTGTAAATCATTGTTTTCATTTTACTAAGGTTTTTGTCCAATAGCAAACCAATTGAAACTAACAGAACCACTTGGCCCACCATCAGGTGCAAAAAATGAATTTACTTGAAATGTTGCTGTGGTTTTTGTACCAGTTGGATTTACTACAATCGACCCACTACCAGCAAAAGAACTTGTTACGCGGTAATTGGTATTAGCAAAGACTGCTGGCAATGTAACATTACTTATGCCATTTGTAGTTCCTGTTCCCCATTGCATTCTCATATTACCTATATCAAAGTATCCTGTTGAGGATTGGTCTAACGCCTGTATTGTACCATCCAAAACCGTAGTTACTGTTGTTGGAAGTTGAGTAAGTTGAAAATAAGAACCTCTATCCCAAGATATACCATCAGTGGTTGTATGCCTTGTTCTGTAATGAAGACTAACAGGTAGGTTAGCCACCAAGTCAACATCAATAAAACCAGCACTTTGATTTACAGCACTTGCTTCGTTCATATTGTATGAGACTTGACCTACACTTACACCATTTTGAACAACAAAGAATATACCATCCGCTAAAAATTCAGTACTTGCTGCCATACAAAGCCAATCTGCCCTGTACTTTCCCGTCACGCTAGGAATGATACTACCAGCATTTGTAGTCATTCCATTTGTATAAACTGTCCCCGTAAAAGGGATTTTCGTACCGGGGTCTGTATTAATATGAGTAGTAGATGCTAAATCTAATAAAGCATTTACTCTACCTGATGTAAGGGCTTGTGTAGTTGCATCATCCGCAGTTGAGTATTGGTTAACAAGTCCGTCTGTACTGTTTAGGCTTGTTAAAACTACTCTTATATTATTTGAAGGTTTTGCAGAAGTGATGGCCCCTGCTGTTGCATCAAGATAGTAAATAGTGTTTGGGGTTAGTCCCGTAAATATTGTCGAGATACCGCTTGTAACAACCACAAAGTTATTAGCATCAATTACTTGCTCAACAACTCCTACAGTATTCAAAGTCGTTAGTGAAGATGTAGAGGCTAAATCATACTGCGTACCATCAAAATACAACCACTGCCCTACAGTGAAGCCGTGAGCAACTTGAGTAATAGTCTTAAGGTTACGGGTTGCAGACAAATCTATCGAAGTTCTCACTGCTTTTTCAGTAGCAAGAAAAGTATCTTGTGCAAATTGAGTAGCCCGGATAGTAAGAGCAGGTCTTACGTTGGGAGTTGCACCACCTACAGAAACTACCTGAGCATTAAGAGTTCCCGCAAAAAGCAGTAAGAGTGTAAAAAAGAATATTTTATTCATTACGGATAAATTTTATTTTCTAAAAAGAAGTTAGATACGTCATAGGCAACAGATGCAGCAATTGTGTTGTTTGTCATCCAAATAACCCTACCAAGGAAATCTGTATTTGCAGGAATATTGGTGGCCAAACTACCACTCGCAGTAGCGGGAGTTGTTAGGTTTTCTACTATGTAATTAATCGAAGAACCGTTTGGCTCTGCGAACAATTGAAGTCTGTAAACGTTAGTGTTGTTAACCGGAAAACTTGCCCCTAAATCTAGTACAGTAGGTGCGGTTAGATTGACGTTATTAACAAGTTGTAAATTTCCCGTAGAGAGATTAAAGGCCAACCCCACCTTACTTCCTGCTGTACTCGTGAGTGGGTCTATATTTGTGGGGTTGACGTTAGCAGTGCTGCTTAATCCTACGAAAAATCTATTTCCTGTCTGAAGAGTGGAGAGGCTAAAAGTGGCAACCATATTGAAACCTCCCCTGCCTGCTGCGTTGCCTCTGAAAACTTCCAACTTAGCAGACCTGTTATAAGCCAATGCCCCTGCTGTTGTGGCAGAAGTTACCGTAAATCTGTCTAAGGAGGTTTTCAAAGACGTTGTGGCCAAAGTAGGATTAGATACCGTACCAGAGTTAGTAGGTGCTGAACCTATTGCCGAAACACCAGTACCAGAACTAGGCAACCAGAGACGTTGGTTGGAAAACCCACTGTGCTCTTCTAACCTATTAACTCGCCCATTTGCATCTACGAATCTTATTTTTCCGATATCATCTTGTGAGTATAGTCTAACATTACCACTTGATGGGGTTGTAGGCACGGTGGTTTGATTTACAAAATTTGCATTTGTAGTTCCTGTAAACTGTTGAAGACCGTTTGCAATCACAGCATCACCTAAACCAGCAGCCGGAATATTGACAGTAAGGGTATTTCCTGCAAAAGATGCTGTACCTGCCCCTGTAAAGTTTACAGTAGTGGCCGTGCCAGCACTGCCCAATCCTACACCTTCTTCTTGAAAGGTAATGTCTGGGTGTTTAGTATCTAAAGCAGTTTGAGTTGCTATACTAACTGGTTTATTTAAGTCAGAGGTGTTATTGACATTCCCTAAACCGACATGGGCTGCAGTGACACCAGACACCGTACCTGTAAAAGTTGGGCTGGCAAACATCGTTGTTTTACTTTCATTTGTAACATTACCTAAACCGACATCACTTGCACCCAAATCAATATTAGTCGAACCAAGTAAAGTTTGGCCTTCTATTGTCCTGATGTTTGTACCGCTAACAAGGGTTGCTTGTTTAGCATTTAGCGCATTTTGTAAATCAGTCTGACTGCTCAAAGTTCCTGTAACAGAACCCCAAGCAACACTTCCGCCAACTGTAATATCTCCTGCTCCAAGTAAGGTAATTCCGTTTACAGTCTTAATATTTGTTCCGCTTACCAAAGTGGCTTGCTTTGCATCAATAGCATTTTGGAGTCCTGTAATTTCTGCAATAGTATGGTTATGAACAGAAGGGGTGAAAGTGCTTGGTTTTCCAGTCAAGGAAGCCCAAGTACCGTCAAAGTTATTCAACCCCCAAGAGGTGAACAAGGTAGGCCCGTGAGTATCCCAATCTGTGTACTCCCAAGAATCTCCGTCCCACATTACGCATTGTGATGCAGATGTTGTAGGAGGGGGTTGGTAGGATACAGGTAAGATACTATTTTCAGGCGTAATGGGGAAAGTAACCTGTCCATACAAGTTACTCCCCAAAACTAAAAACATTAAAGTTAAGTGTTTCATTATTGATATATTGCCCATTTGTTAGCACTGATGGCTACAATCTTTTTTGCGAAGAAAGTTCCACCAGTAGTTGAAATTGAAGTAGATGAGCCTGCAACACCATCTACATAAATCAAATCATCACTGCCAAATCTTGAAATTGTGACAGCAACAGCCCTCTCTACGCTTAAGTGAAGGACATACCCTACTCTCACTTGATTTGTTCCGGGTAACCCAGCAACGATTTCAGGAAGCGTCATTGTAGTAGTGGTTCCTGTAGAAGGAACATCTACATAAGATGTTCTGCCGTCTAACTGAACAGTAGTTGCAGTTGCGTTAAAGACTTCGTAAGCCACAGCATTCTCGAATCTGGTTTCTGCAATTGCAGGGGTAAGTATTAAGGAAGGAATTTTAGTACTTCCCGTGTAAGAACTAATTGTAGTTTCCTCTTCAACTGCACCCACTGGGTTGTAGGTAGAGATTTCAAACTTATCTTGAGACCCAACACCCATAGGAAAAAACACACCATCGCCGTCTACTGGTTCTGTTGCGTTAGTTATTCTCACAGGGGCTTTTAATCCTGTGCCGTTCTCTGTAACTAATAGTCTCTGGTCGGTAGTGGGTGGTTGGGTACCTATTGAGGTATAGCCGTTGTCGAAGACCCTAAGCACAGCAAGGTTAGTAGTTGCGTTGATTGAGTCACGGATTTGGAAATCACCAGTTCCTTTAAGATTAATAGTGTAATTATTGGCTCCAAAATGGTCAAATGTTAATCCTCCTGTTTGACCTTCTGCCGCATCTACTACGACCTTAGAGGCAGTTGCCCCAAAGTTGTTGTAGGCTTGGTCAAGATTTACTGCAAGATTTGCAGGGTCAATTGTGCTTCTTTCAAGTTTGCCATTGGTATTTAAAGTAGCAAGATGAACACCTGCACCAGCCTGACCATGAATTATTAAATTTTTGTCGGCTGTTACTGTAACCATGTCACCTGCTGGCCCCAAAAAATCAAAATCTCCGTTTGTGATATTAATCACCCCGTTATTACTATTACTATTATCAAATGCACTTTTCACCCCAAACGCCATTGCCAAGTTTCCGCCTTTGAACATCTGTATTACTGGGCCTTGCCCAGTGCCGATACCCCCCCTCATTCGTAATAAAGGTAAAACCCCCGGTATCATAGTAAGAGTTGTATCTGTTGTTGCTCCGTTGACAACGGTTGGGCTTTTTAGTAATACACCATTGTCAACGCCCAAGTTATCTCTTGACACTCCTCCCCACGCATTAATTTGTGTAACAGTTGGAGTAAGTCCTTTAAATACGGAGCCATCACCAATAAGCACAGTACCATTTGCGGCTGTTCCTCCTTGACGAAAGCCAGCAACAGCATCAACAGCACCATCATAAGTAAATGCACCGCGCTTGGCTAATCCTCCAGCGCCGAATCCACTTGTCCAAAACTCAAAGTCTGTACCGCCATTGTTTACGACAGTGGACTTTACCATACGCATTTCACCAGTACCAAAGTCATCCCCACCCGCAGCAATTGATGAAGCCCAACGCTGAGAAAACTTTATTTTTGCATTACCTTGTCCTTGTGTTGGTGCAGCATCAGAAACAATATGGAGTGTATTTGTCAACGGGTCTGATATTGTCAACAGTGTTGATACGTCTGTGAGGCGACTATTTTGTATTCCGTTTGTAGTAGTACCTTTTGCGAGTACATTGTTGCTAATCGTACCTTCTATCCCAGAAGTACCACTTGTATATGGGTGGGGGGTTGCTCGGTAGGCATTATACAAAACCTCCTGACCGTACTTTGTAAGAGAAGGCGAATCCCAATGTAGATTATCATAAGTTGTTAACCCAAACGGATTTGCATAACCTGTTTGTACAATACTATCTAATCCTATTGCGCGTAGGGTGGCGTCTTGGAAGCCTAAAGTACTCCCTGAACCTATATATAAGCCACCAAGCAAGTGTTTAGTGGCAGGTGTGAGCCAGCCAGCACTAATCCACAAACTTCGTAAGGTGTAAAAATCCGTTGTGTATTGGGCTGGAGTTCGGAGGTAGTCCGATTCCCCCTGAATCCATACCAGTACATCTACCTTGCCAGTTGCTCCAAGAGCAGCAAGAACAGCAGAATTTGTAGTGGTGTATCCCGTTTGAGGTGCATTAATCCAATATGAAATTGGCTGACCACTATTGCCCGTCTGAATAAGACGAACTAAGGTTGTAGGGTTTTCTCGTGCAAGTTTTTCGCAAAATTGCAAGGCAGCATTATTAGCACCGCTCGGGTTAAATGGTGCTTGCCCAAGCACTGGTGCTACCCATGCAGTATTGTTCCAAACTTTTAAGTTTGCTTTAAATGTAAACGAGCCAGACGGAACGCCTTGCCCAACTGAATTAGATTGCCCATCCGAAACAACAGTTAACGTATCTGTATATTTGGGAACCCACTCTGTACCATTGTATATTAATACCTGATTAGCAGTAGGTTCAGTGTTTGTAGTAATTGCTCCTTTCCCTTGTGAAAAAGAAATAAAAGGAAGTAGCATAAATAAAATTATATACTTTTTATGTTTCATGTTTTTTTAATTTACAATTAAGAGTGATATGCCATTACCCGCGCCCATGTTCCACCATATTTTATCGCCAGCGACTTTACCAGCCAGAACAGCATTAGCAATAGCAGCACTTGATGTGCTACCTGTAAATGTATTTGCTGGAATACTTGCTGGAACAGTTTCTAATGTAGTAGGAACCCAATCAGTACCGTTCCAAGTAAGGGCCTGACCTGTTGTCGCGCCTTGTTGCGCAATTTGAGCATTAGAAAGCGTTCCCGTTATGTCACCCGCAACGGAAAGGTTACTTTGAAAATATACCGCGTCTCTTTCTACACCATCGCCATCCGCATTTATTCCTGTTGAAAACCAATTGGCAACTGAATGCCTAACGCCCGATGTTCCTATAACAGCGGGATTCCCAACGTGAAGTGTGTTAAGTGGCACATTTCTATTAATGCCCACATTAGAGTTAGGGGCAACAACCACTCCCGCAGCAGGAGAACCCGCCACAAAAAGAGATATTCCCTTCCCTACGGGTGTTCTAAGGGTGTAATAATCTCCACCAGCGTTGTTTGCAAACTGGTCAACGTCTGCCTGTAGAAAAGCATTTTTTAATAGCAAATAAGGAGATGCTGTGCCTCTTATATCTACGTTGCCATCGACTGTGAGTCTTTCTGTTCCAGAAAAAGTATTGATACCTAACCTTTCTCGTACCCACACGTAACCTGATGGGTCAACGTTCATTTTTGGAGTGCCCCCAGAAGTCCCGAATGCTCCTGTCCAAAAAGATACGTTTTGAGCAGGTTGATGACCAGATGAACCTCCACCAAAAGCAATTTCACTATTATTGCTGCCAATAAAGCCTCCAATAGCCATTACTCGCTGTGCCGTAGATAAATACGGGTGCATTGTGAAATAACCGTTTTTGGTTCCGTCTAAAAGCGTTGAGACATCAGCGTTTGCTGTTACTAAATCTGTACCTACTGTTATTTCCCTACCTATAACGTTTAATTTTACTCCGGTTATAGCCTCTCCCCCAATGCCAATATTTCGTTTTAGTGTATTGTATGCCTTGAAGTCGGATTGATAAGACCAAATATCTTCATTCGTTTTTAATCCATTGTCAAAAACATCATAGAATCGTTTTCCTAACTCTTCTAACCCTGTACCTGATAGGTGGTCTGTGTCAATCAACGGTAAATCTCTTGTTTGAACAACCCTAATGTTAGACATTGTATCGTTCGCAAGAAAGTTGAACGCTTCGTTCATAGCGTTGTTTACACCGGGAATTTCGGCAATCAGCACAGGTGTTCTGCGCTTATTAAATTTACCTGTAGTCGCCAACCTATCCAATACGTTTTGAAAAAGAGGGGGGTATGCAGCAGGAGGTATTAAGTGGTCGCTTTCACCTTGGAACCATAGGAATACGTCAACTCGTGGTATCCCGGAATTATTAAGCACCAGCAAAAGACTATCCCCCATAGGGGACGGAGGCGGGTCAGCCCATTGACCAATGCTTTGGTTTCCAAAGGAATACGATACTATTTTAACAATTCGGCCATCAACATTCGCCGCTTTTGCAAAATTGGTAACGTAGTTGTTACAAGGAAAGCAATTGGGTTGGGGTTTAAAGACAGCATTGCCCGGACTTGCTATTTCCCATGAATTTGTAAAATAATTAAAAACCGTGCTTAGTGGATTTGTACTTATATTCCCACCGCCGTCTCGACTTGTTGCATTGCTTTGTCCCGAAGAAAGAACGTATAATGGAGGTGTGTTTGAATACGCTTTTGAAGTAATATCAAAGTAACCAATTGTCTCCCATTCGCCTAATACATAATCTTTTACATCTGCAACGTTTGATACGGCAGTACTTTGGTCTATCCAAGTGTAGGTAGTGTCAGGCGCAGTAGATTGAAGTCGGTACTTTTGTTCCCTTGCCAAGTCAGTATCGGGAACCCAAGCAGTACCGTTCCACCGAAGAATTTGCCCTATCGCAGCACCATCCTGACTCAATCCTTCTAACTCTATTCCTCCTACTTTTATGTGCGTAGAATCAAGCGTCTGCACCTTTACCTCACCAGTAAGTTGTTGTCCGGTCAGGGTGAAATCCAGTGTAGTGCCATCCAAAACCGTAGTAGAACCACCACCAGAAGAACCTCCTGCTGAGAAGACTGTTCCGAGGGAAGATACAATAAACTGCCCGCCAGCAACGTGGCCAAGTGGCCTTACGAAACCAGAGGTAGGTGGAGTTTGTGTGGAGCCTGTAAGAGAGATGGAATCTGCGTAATAAGCCCCAGTTGCTAAAGTAGTTGAGAACGAGCCGCAATATTGCACTATTGCTTGAGTAGGACTTAGTATGGAACTAATCATACCATCAGGTGCAGTTGATTGAACGTACCCTGAGATGTTATCCCACACCGTTCCGTTTCGTACCATTGCAGTGCCTAGAACGGGGGTTGGGGTTATGCCTGTAATCGTAATAGTATCCAAACAAGATTGGCTCACACTACCCCCCGCTTCAAAACGACGGAATGTACCGTTATTATTAATGTACATAGTATCAACACCAACAGTATCAATCCCTATTTTGTAAAGTCCTGCTGTAACTCCTTGTAAAGAAGTAGTAGAGTATCTTACATCTGAATCAGACATCCAAGAAACACCATCAGAATAATATAATTGACCAACAGAATTTCTCCAAGTTTGTCCGGTAGTAGTGCTTGCAGCAACCGCAGGAATAACGTCTTTGATACCTGTGTAATCAACAATTTCGTTAAGACTATTTATCGAAGTTAACAAAGACTGATTGTAGTGGTTTTGCATACAAGCATAGAGGTTCACATCTATACCAGACAAAGAACCAGCATTACCATCAGCAGGAGAGGGAAGAGCAGGTAGTAAACCTATTTCTTCGTGTACAAGAGCACACCTTGTTCCATTAAAAGGAACACCAACCCCTAAAGCCCAATCATTTGCAGGTACTTCTACAGTCAAAATTACACTTGACAACGTAGGAGCAGAAATACCCATAACTACGAATCTTGCACAATCTGCCCACAAAACATCCCCTATAGATACGTCAAAGGCTGCATAAGGGCCATCTGCTTGGAATCTAGGAGAACCTACGAAACCCGTTACAGTAATCGTAAATACAGGCCCGGTACCAGTAACAGTTCCTATATCACCATAACCGCCAAAAGAACTTAAAACAGTTGCTTGCGACTGGGCTAATATAGGAAACAGTAAAAAAATAAATATTTTAAAATACTTTATCATTAGTATAAGAGTTTTAAGAGT